CTCAATAACTTTTTTGAATCCTTTGTTTGTTTTAATTCCAATCATGAAGATCCTCCCATCTTTAGGTTCTAAAGATGTGGTCTCAAGGTCAAATACCATCCTTGTAATGTCATTGTATTCTTCAAACCCTTTGAATAATCTTTTTTCTTTTGAGATGAGGTATTGCTCAACTGGTGGAAGAACCATGATAAGATCTCTTACATTTTCACCCCAAGGGTCAACTCCACCTTCTCTAAAAAACTGAATAAGATTTCTGTATCCTTTCATGGATTTAACTATAAAGGTTAATCCATTCTCTAATCGCTTGTTCCCATCAGTTCTTAGTTTTTCAATAATAATACCATGTTTGGTCATGGCTTCTTTTTGTAATTCTTTGGATTTTGAATAGAAGTTGAGATTTCGTAAATCTCCCACCCAAGCAAAAGATATTAAAGTATCTCGTTGGATCTGTTTTCCTTTACTAGGAACTTCTTTTATTTTGAAAATTTTATCTGTTAAGTAATCGTATTCTACTGCTACGATGAATTCTTCAGGATCATTTCCCTGAAGAAATTGTTCGATTTCTTCTTGTGATATCATAGTTATTTACTTTTGGTGTATTAGCTACCGAATAAGGTCGGCATTTACCTTCGTAAATAAATATAGGAGTAAAAATTACTCTTATCAACTAAGTAAGTTAATTTTTTTTAAGAAGTAATATTAACAATCGTTAAAGTGTCAGTTCCATCATAGTAAGACAATCTTGATGAAGGTATTGAGTTTTTAAATAAAGTGCAATTATAATCCCCATAAACATGTGTAGCACTACTAAAATCAGTCGAGAAAATTGAGACCAATTGTTTTTCCTGTAAGTGCCATATTTTTTGTTTTATAAATATCTTATTAATTTATATTGGGTCATTATATTGTAAGTATTCGTCATCACCTATGTTCAAATAAGTGTCAATACCAACAATTAAAGGATTTGTTAATTATGGTGATGGGTAGGGGTCAAAAGAAACATTACCCAAAACTACATACTCCCCAATTGGAGGTTCAACCATTCCAACAAACAATTCACCTTCTAAAGAAAGATCATTGTAATTTATATCTTCTTTGACTATTTGTGTAAATCCTGTAAGTTCCCCTGCCAAGATTGTCAAATTACCATCGAAAGAAGTTGTTCCTCCCGATATAAGGTTTGCAATTACCATTACAGGTAAACTGTAGTTATACCCAACAGAATAATTTGAAGTAATGTTAAAATCACATATTGCAGACCCTGGTTTTACATTTGCATCAACGCTTAGGGTAATTTCTGACGCTGGTGTAGGAGTTGGGGTTGGTGTATGAGTTGGGGTCGGTGTTGGTGTTTGAGAAATAGATGGTGTTGGTGTTTGAGTATTTGTAGGTGTTACCGTTGGTGTTGGTGTTTGAGTATTTGTAGGTGTCACAGTAGGTGTCACAGTAGGAGTCACAGTAGGAGTCATTGTTGGCGTGACTGAAGGGGTAGGTGTTGGTGTTGGTATTATTACTTCTGTTGTTATGTTAAAGTCAAAAGTAATTCCAGTTGTTGTTACTGTAAAATTAGAAAATTCAAATTCTCTTGTTAGGTTATTAAAATCAGAGTCAATATTTACTTCTGTAACACCACTAATAGTACCCGCATTTATTGTTATACCCGTACTAAAAAATATTGGACTACCTGTATAAGTGAACATTGTTGTATCAAAAGAAACATCATAGTCCTCAAATAATGGTTCAGACGCAAAAAGAAAATAATTAACTATTATAGATCCAAGATTAATATCGACCAATAAACTTAAATCAACAACAGGTAATGGCGGTGATAAGGTTGTGGTTGTAGTAACTGGTGGCGGTATCGGTGGAGGAGCAACACAACATGGAAAATCAATTACATAACAACTTTCATATGGTAAGTCATCCGCAATAAAACTTTCCTGTACGTTTATAAATAATTTATCTCTTATTGGTAAAACTAAAGTACCTTGTTCATTTCTAAAAAGAAATTGTCCTTCATACTTACCTACTTTATTTGTGTCTTGTGGTTTAAATTGATAGTAAACATAATATTCAGGGCTGGCATTTGGGTCCAATTGAATTTTTTCTACAAACCCCGCTGGTCTTGTGGTTATTTTTGGAATGCCATTATCTACATTCACCATCGAAAAGAACACCGCAGATTCTTCGATGAATTCCATCATGTTGTTGTAGTCACTTCTTCCGTCTTTTACAACTTGCATTTTTAAAAGAGGCAAAGTGGCATTCTTCTTAATAAAAAATTCCATTAACTGTTTTTAAAATAAATATTACAATTAACATTCTTTTCTATCTTGATCAGGATAAAAATCAAATCTGTTGTGTTCGGTTGGTGAAATTAATAATACTGCAGGTCTTATGTGTCCCTTTATCGTTTCTTGATAACATTGACTCATTAATGTTTGCTCAAAAGGGTGGGCAAATTTTGTTTTTAAGTAACATTTGTAATTACCCTCTTTAGACATCAATATTGGCCAATTTGAAAGGTATATCTCTCCCGATGCATACGGAAGTCCCATGTGGATTTTTATATTTTCAAATTTCAAATTTGGGGAGTTCGGGTCAATGCCATCATGTGGTAAATTTTTATTGTTTGGCCAATGAGATTCTCTAAAACTTTGAGGAACGTTATACCAAGCCCATTGTTTCTCGTGTGTACCATAAAATTCAGTGAAGTTTAATTTAATAAAATCAAATTTTTCTTTTTTTATTAAAGATTGTAATTTGTTGTTCAAATTTTGAACGGTCCTTTTAAACCCGCTTCTACAAATATCTTCGTCTTTTTTACCTACAAAAAACATATCGTCCTCAAAAAAGTAATAGTAACCTAAATCAGTTTGATCAAAATGTTCTGCAACAAATATTCGACCCCCCATAATTCCTATATTATCTTTTTTGATGTGTTCGAACCCATATTTGTCACACAATTCTAAATATTTTTGAGTAGTTGTGTGATCTGTGGAATTGTTTAATAAATATTTTCTTGTTGAGGTGATCAAACTACTATCATACTCTAATATACTTTTAATCAAGGTCTCAAATTGGTTTGGGCTATTATATGTTATTACATATAAACCAACTCCTTCTGAATGATTTACCTCTTTCTTTTTTTTATTTTTTAAATCTTCAAAAAATTTATACATTAAACCGTTTTGTTCTATCATCTCAATATCAAATAGAGACGGGTGTTTATACAATAATATTGAAAACAAACTTTCTTCGGTTCCCATCAAACCATTTTTTAATGTATTTGACATTAAATCATAATATAAAGAATTTACCGTTGATATTGTTTCTTTGGCCCCACCAAAAAAACCACCTCTAGCGACCATTTTAACAATAGTTTTTGCATAACCATTAAGTTTTGGGTAATCGAATCCATGTATTTCAGTTTCAGCATCATAAGGAAAACACACAAATAAAAATTTATTGTAGAAAGAATTTATTTTATCTAATATTTTGTCATGAGTAAAATATCCAGGATGTACAGTGTTAGTGATTCCAGCATCTATCCAAAAAATTTTTTCTGAATTAAATTTGTCTAATATTTTAGCGTCATGAAGTAGAAACATTTTTGACATCACTAAAGGATTATACATCTCCAAGGTTGCTTGAGTGGAATCCTTCAACCAACCAGAAAGGTTATACCATTTAGGATCTTTTCTTATTTGTTGTATTTTATCATAAAATTCGTTTTCTTTGAACCAAGTTAAATCCCTTAAAATAAATTGGGTGTTTGATTCGTTACGTCTCTCAAAAACATACTTACTTAAGTTTTCATCACCAAAAATTATCATGTTACAATCAACTTGAAGTAATTGGTCAAATTTTTCTAAGTAATGATTGAATGATCTTGACCAACCTTCTTTTAAATTTTCTCGACCAATGTCCCATAAACCAGTAACTAAAGTTAAACTCATCTGTACCAAATTTCGTGTTGAGGTGTAAAAACATTTAAACTTTTATCAAAATTGTTACTCAGAGATACTCCATTTAAAAGGGCTGAAAATGACATTTCATCAATGTTTCCTGCAGGAACGTTTAACAAACCATCTTCATATTTTATTTCTATACACTTGTCCCACACATTTAAAAAATTTTCAAAAGTTTTTTTATCAATATTGATGTATTGGATGCAATCTTCAGGCATCCAAAGACCACTTTTTTCAAAAGATACATTAAATTTTTTCTCGTAATATAAAAAACGTTTTCCTAACTCTGATCCAAAACTTAATTCATTTTCAAAATTATAAATTACAGGACCAACAATTGTATTGTTTAAAAAAGAATCCTCAACATTTTTATCGGTGAACCTTGTACCAGCAACTACATCAGTGTCCATTAGAACAACTTTTGTGTAACCATTTTCTAATGCAAACCTCAAAGAATATCTTTTTACTGAAAAATCAAAATCATAATAATTTTTTTCATACGAAGAATATTTTTCGTTAAATTCTTTTATATTTTTAACTTTGACCCAAGGTAATTTTTTTATTTTATTAACGTCATCAGTAATAACAAATAATAAATGTTTATTGTCAACAAAGGATAAGCTATCTATTAAACGGTTAGTTTGAGATGTATATCGATCACCAAAACAGAATGTTGCAAACGCAAAATTATTTTCCATAACATATATCTGTTCTGTAGTTTATGTTTATTAAATCCATAATTTCTAAAATTCCCTTTTGTAAATCCAACCAATCATCGAATTCAAAGAATTTAACAGAATGATTTGATGTTAAAATTGATAAAACTTCTTGTTCGCTGATGATGTCATTATAGTTTTGTGTAAATAAATCTAATACATTTTTATAATCCTTCAAAATTTTATTTATCATTTCGTAGTTACCACCAAAGATGCCACCAGGTACAATTTTGATTTCTTTACCAAACAAAATTTTAATCCTTTCTTTCAACATGTAATTTATTTGAATTTCATTTCCCTTTAAACATATAAATCCGTTCGAGTTAATTTTTTCATTTATTTTTTCTAAAAAAACAGGTGTATGGCAAATATTACACATATAGTCCCTCCAATTATCATGACAACTTGTACCAAACAATCCCGAATCAATCCACACGACATTTTTATTAGGTTCCGATTCGTTAATCAAAAATTTCAATTTGTTGAAAATTACTTCCATGTAATTGTGAACAGTGTATATCCTATCATAAAGTTCATTATTGAGTAACATGTTTTTTCTAATTGGGTCTATACTTTTCGTGTAAAACTCAGAATTTAATTCTTCTTTTTTTATTTTGATATTTGGTCTATTGTATATTTCACCTAGATTATACTTTGAATAGGTTTTTTCATCGGTGTAAATGACATACTCAAACTCATCAAAAATAATATTATTAATTGTTTTAGTAAGAAGTGGAAGTGATTTGTATGTTTGTCCTGATCTTTCATTCACATACTTCAGTTCATAAATAGAAGTTACAATTTTCATTTTAGTTATAAGTTTCCTGTTAATCTATCTCCCCATCCTTTAGAGATACTATGTGGCCAAACAACCCAATATTTTGGTTTTGTTGTTATGTTGAACTCCCTCCATACTTTACAATAACCATCAGGATCATTTTTCATTCTTAAAATTTCATGAACGTCCGCATCTTGTCTGTAAATTGTTTCATCTTTTTCATCATGAAATGCCACAACCCAAAAATCATAATCTGTCTCAGGAACATCATTGAAAGAAACATCAATACAGTGTTTGAATATTCTTGAAAAACTATTTTCCCATTCTTCTTCATTTTTAAAGTTATACGGGTTTGGAGGGTAGTTTTTGTCTAAAGTATGTTTTTGAACCGATCTATTTGAAAATAAAATTCCCGCATATTTTTCATAATCCCTTTTTGTTCTTTCAGACCCAAATCCATACTTATCTAATTCAATTTCAAAAGATTCGCCATCAATACCCAAAAGTTTTCTGTTTTTAGAATGTGAGTTATTATTTTTTATAAACCATTTTTTATCATCATCCCATTGTTTAGTTCTTCCTTTTCTAGTGTATTCATGCCAAACTAAAACTTTGTGGGGATGAAATAAATCATATCCATGAGTATATGCCCTTACGGTAATAGAAATCTCTTCTCCATGAAAATAATATTCAGGATCGTGTTGTACTTCTTTTGAAAAATCTCCAGTAGTAAAACAAAAATGTGCCGAATAAAATCTTGCAGGAACTGGTTCAGTTAATTCTTGCCAATCAGGTATTGACTCAGGTAAAAAAAATACACATCCCTCAGGTGTAAATCTATCGAATACCATTCTCCACGGCTCCCTGATACGAGCGGGGGGATCGTTATCAGGATCAAATGATGATACATATCCAGTAAGTAATGGTTTTTTATGTCCTTTCTTTTGGAGTTGTTTAATCATTTTAATCATCTCTTCATCCCAATTTTTTTCAAATCTCATGTGAGAATCTATTTGTAATGTATACTCTTCCCCGTTATAAAGTTGTTGTGTAAGATTTCTTGCCCAACAAACTCCTTTGGATTCAGAGTATAGTATATCTAATATTTTGAATCTTTTGTCTTTAGAGTATTTTGATAAATCATCGAAACCATCTTCAGGATGGAATTGTCTTGCAATACCAAATCTAAGATTTTTTGGTTTTTTCGCATTTTCCAACATGTTTTCAATTGTGGGTATTAGTTGGGGGTCCCTGTACGAAGCGATTTGTACAAATATTTTCATAATTTTTTAAAAAAAAATATCATAACGTTATGTAAAATAAAGTATTTATAAAAAAAGACATGTCAAAACAAATAATTGTAAACTATGTATCAGGAAATTCTCCTTTTGAGGTTTATGCTTGTGACATAACGGTTACCTATTGTTATTTGATTACCAATTTTATTTCTGTTCCTCCAACATTAACGTTGTCTATTCCGCCGCCTTTAGATAATACAAATGATATTGTAATTAAAGTGGTCGATAATTTAAGATGTAGTAAACTAATTACTTTTTTTTGTTCTCCAACACCAACTCAGACACCAACACCAACACCAACACCAACGATGACAGTAACTCCAGGTCTTACCCCTACGATGACTCCAACACCTTCTATAACACCAACACAAACAAATACAAACACACCAACTGTTACACAAACAAATACAAACACACCAACTGTTACACCAACAAATACAAACACACCAAGTGTTACACCAACAAATACAAACACACCAAGTGTTACACCAACTGTCACACCTACAATTACGCCAACACCAACCGTTACGCCTACAATTACACCGACACCATCACCCGTTCCAGCGCCTTCGGGGATTTATTATAGTAAGTTTTCAGGAACAACAATTACAAGTGGCGAAGTAATTTCTAATTTGACCTTTTTATTAACTAATAACCCAACAAATAGTTTTGTAACATATCCTTTAGGAAATGGATATGGTTATATTTTGATACCGGTATCTTTATCTCAACCTACAGGGTTTCAAGAAAGCAATTCGAGTTGTTCTGGTCCAAATATACCAACAAATAATATTGGGACTTTAATAATTATAGATATAAACGGATTTCCAATAACATACAACATTTATCGAACATTCTTTAGTTTTGGAGGTAGTGTTGACTGTTGGTTATGTAATTAAAAATAAAATATGAGTTTTAGTTTATCAGGTGGAGTTGAGGTTATTGGTTTTATATCACCAACGGAAATTACAGATCAATATCCAGTAATTGACCCTCTCTATGGAATCGATGGGTTAAGAAACGTTGATACTCTTACAGATTTGGATTCGATCCCCACTTTACGAAGACGATCAGGAATGTTAGTTGGTGTGAGTGGTGGGACTGACTACTATAAATTAAATGCTCCTCCATGGACACTCACAATAACTGATTGGACTCAAATAAGTTTTAGTGGATCGAGCGGTTCTACAGGAACATCGGGAACAAGTGGGACTTCAGGAACAGACGGGACGGATGGAACATCAGGAACTAACGGAACGAATGGAACATCGGGAACAAGCGGAACTTCGGGTACTAGTGGGTCGAGTGGATCTTCAGGTACCAATGGGACTAGTGGTACAAATGGTAGTTCAGGAACAGACGGAACAAGTGGTATAGATGGTACTTCGGGGACTGATGGAACATCAGGTTCTTCAGGTACTAGTGGAACGGATGGGACTAGTGGTTCATCAGGAACAAGTGGAACAGACGGGACTTCGGGATCGAGCGGGACTAGTGGAACAAGCGGTTCATCAGGATCAAGCGGTACTTCAGGTACAGATGGAACTTCAGGAACTAGCGGAACGTCAGGCACAAGTGGTAGTTCAGGAACTAGCGGAACAGATGGAACTTCAGGTTCTTCAGGATCAAGCGGTACAAGCGGAAGTTCAGGAACATCAGGAACAAGTGGAACGTCAGGCACAAGTGGTACTAGCGGTAGCTCAGGGACAAGTGGTACTGACGGGACATCAGGGTCGAGTGGAACTTCAGGTTCTTCAGGGACTAGCGGAACATCAGGTACTGATGGAACTAGTGGAAGTTCGGGTACTTCAGGAACATCTGGCTCAAGTGGAAGTTCAGGTACAAGCGGAAGTTCAGGAACATCAGGAACTAGCGGAACGTCAGGCACAAGTGGTAGTTCAGGAACTAGCGGAACAGACGGGACTTCGGGATCGAGCGGTTCATCAGGATCAAGCGGTACAAGCGGAAGTTCAGGAACATCAGGAACAAGTGGAACGTCAGGCACAAGTGGTAGTTCAGGAACTAGCGGAACAGACGGGACTTCGGGATCGAGCGGTTCATCAGGATCAAGCGGTACTTCAGGTACAGATGGAACTTCAGGATCAAGCGGTACAAGCGGAAGTTCAGGAACATCAGGAACTAGCGGAACGTCAGGCACAAGTGGTAGTTCAGGAACTAGCGGAACAGATGGAACTTCAGGAACAAGTGGAACATCAGGATCAAGTGGAAGTTCAGGAACAAGCGGAACAGATGGTACTAGTGGTTCTTCAGGATCAAGTGGAACATCAGGATCTAGCGGTACTTCAGGTACCGATGGTACATCAGGTACAAGTGGTACATCAGGAACAGATGGTACTAGTGGTTCTTCAGGGACTAGCGGTACAGATGGTACTAGTGGATCTTCAGGAACTAGCGGAACAGATGGAACTAGTGGTAGTTCAGGGTCGAGCGGTACTTCAGGATCTTCGGGAACATCGGGTACTGACGGGACAAGTGGTACTTCAGGTACAGACGGAACATCAGGATCAAGTGGTACATCGGGAAGTTCAGGTTCAAGCGGAACTTCAGGTACTAGCGGTACCGATGGAACATCAGGATCAAGTGGATCTTCAGGGTTCAGTGGTACTTCAGGAACTAGTGGCTCATCGGGAACAAGCGGAACCTCAGGAACAAATGGTACAAGTGGTAGTTCGGGGACTTCAGGAACAAGTGGAACAGATGGAACTTCAGGAACTAGCGGAACGTCAGGCACAAGTGGTAGTTCAGGCACAAGTGGTACAGATGGTTCTTCAGGGACTAGTGGAACGGATGGTACATCAGGTAGTAGTGGTATTTCGTTCAATTGGAGTGGTTCTTGGAATCTAATGTCAACTTACAACATAAATGATGTTGTTGAATTTAATGGTAGTTCTTATGTTTCATTGATAAATGGAAATACTGGAATACCAACACCTCCTTTTAGTAGTAATTGGGCGTTAATGTCACAGGCAGGAACATCAGGTACTGATGGGACTAGCGGTGTTTCACCAACAGTTGGTGGGTTGGACAATGAGGTTTTGACTTCTGATGGTTCGGGGGGAATTACATCCGAAACTAATTTAACTTTTAATGGTTTTGGTTTGACATTAGTTGGAGCTACTTCGATTAACGGAAATTCTGCACAACTTTCATGGAGAGGGGGTAATACTTTTTATGGTGGAGGAGATGGAAGTTTATCAGGGTGGGGACATGTAAATGATGAAGGAGTAACTTCAGTAAATAATGGAATTCAATTGGATACTAATTGGACGACAGGATATTACAATGGTACGATACTTACAAATCAACAAGTTGGGGGTAATAACGTCAATGCTGGTGAATTATTAGTCATGAGAAATGGGGCTTGGGAACAAGCGGACGCTGACTTTGCCGCTAATTCGACAAATCTACTTGGTATATGTTTAAATAATACGGGAGCAGAGCAAACAGTATTACCGGTTCTTTTAGAAGGTCAAATATCGACAATAAAACATGACCAATTAGGAACATCAATTCCTGGATTACCACTATACATTTCACCAACAACGGGTAATGTTACTGAAACTGCACCGACAGCTTCAGGACAATATGTTAGACTTATTGGACATAACCTTTATAATAATACAGATGTGGTTGTAATAAGATTTGACCCTGATAATTTCTGGGTACAACTCTAATATGTCGATAACTAAAGTAATTGGGGTTCCTTGGGAAAACATTGTAAAAATCGGAGGGATACCTAAAGCATCTATAACTAAAATCGGAGGTGTTGTTGTACCGCCATCTGTAGTTTGCAAGACTGTCGAATATGGTTTTAGTGATGGTACAACAACTCCAATTACCGCAGCTTGTAGTGCATCACTAATACAGTATTTGGTGGGTAGTAATGGAATATTATATCTGAATGGTTTTTGCGGTGATGGTTTGAATGTGGCACCTAATGGATTTTATTCTGATGGTAGACGAATTCATTTAGTATCTAATGGAGTTTTAACCCCAGCAGGTAATTGCCCAACACCTACTTGTGACGATATGTCTTTTTCATTTGGTGAAGCTCCTGGCATTGCATGTTCTGCCGGTGCTTCATTTTATAGTTTTGACTCTACAAACAGTCTTCTTTACACATTCGGTGGTTGTGGTGGTGATTATGCACCTGAAGGTTTTTATTCTGATGGTGTGTCGATATATTGGTGGCATACCGTTGGTAGAGATTTAGTTTGGGAAACTATTGGTCCTTGTGGTTAACTATTTATTATCTATGTAAATTATTACTTCGTTATAATATTCAATGAAGTGTTCATTCCATAAATTCCATTTTATATCAACACCATCCAAAGAATAAACCTCAAAATTTTCAAAATTATTTAATATATTATCTCTAAACCATCTGAACTTACATTGGTGGTAATCTTCGTTATCTCTTAAATGAAATTCAACAACAATTTTTGGGATCGTTTTCAGAAACTCAATATTTCCTTTTGAGAAAACATCATACTCACCTCCTTCACAATCACATTTCAAAAAATCTATTTTTTTAATATTATTTTCAAAGACAAATTCTTCAAAAGTAAATGTTGGTGAAATTTCTGTAATTCCATCCCAGGTAATTTCTAATTTTTTCTTATCCGAAATGGCCCCTTGTATAATTTTTACATTATTTCGATTTAGATTTTTTTTCAAAATATCAACATGGTAGGTTAAAGGTTCCACAACGAAACATTCTTTTGGATTTTTAGAAAGTATTGAATATGTAAATGGTCCTAATGATGCTCCTAAATCAACCACAATATCCCCTTCTTCTACTTCAAATAATCTTTCATATATGTTATATTCGAATATTTCTTTAGTCGCTTGACTAACATACCATTCGCTTTTTTTACCCCAATCAAACAAAACCTCATCCACTCGAAATGTATTTTTTTCTTTGTTCATAATTTTATTTATTTCTTTTATTACCATTTCTGATGTTATTTGTTTGGAACATTCGAACATTTTTTCAGTTCCTTTATGTAATGGGCACCAATTCCAATCACCAGCATTTAATCTTTCTTTATTAAAACATCCATGACATACATTTTCGTTAATAACTCGATACGTATCTAATTTTGTTTCAACGAATTTTTCACTAAATCCCGAAATGAGAACTACCGGTAACTTACAAGCCCAAGCTAACCATGAAAGTCCTGAACCTAAACCTATAAAAAATTCACAACTTAATAAATCATTTATTACTTGTTCTAAGTTACCACCACTAAATAGTGTAACTCCTTTTGGATAATTATTTCCCATGTATCCATTACCTTCTTTAGAGTAAATCATACATTCATATCCTTGTGATGTTAAATAATCAACAACACCTTGCCAACCATTTGGATTGTTCCAATATTTAGCTTGAGCCGTTGAATGAAATCCAATACCTACTTTTTTCTTTTTTGGTATAATCGGTAAATTAAGTCTTGGTTTTATTTCTTCATACTCTAAACCTAATATATCTGTTGCGGTTTTTTGTAATGGTTGTAGTTTAAAATCGTGTGGGTGTTTATTTAAATCAAATTCATTATTTTGATTATAGAACCAACCTAATTGATATCGACAAAAAACGTCAGATACAGAACTCCCTGGTTTAACAAATTCTATTTCAGAATAGTGATCGACAAATAAATCATTTAAAAAAGTCGAAACAATAAGTTTGCAATTATGTTTTTTTCTAAACTCTTCACAGTATGGAATCCAAGCCAATGTATCACCCAAAGATTTTGATTCAAAAGAAATATAAACTCGTTTGTTTTCTAAATTTAAATCATCAAAAAAAATAACCTGACCGTTTTCTTTTATTTCTGTTTTCCACTTTGTGTAATATTGTCGATATAATTTAACCCAAGAATTGTTTTTTATTTTGTTAAAATATGTAAGATTATCATTCTGATCATAAAAATTCACTTCATATAAACTACTATCTTTAGAGAGTATTTCTATAAATGGATTCAAAACAAAATGTCTATTTATTTTTATGTCTTTAATTACTTTATTGTTTTTGGTAAAATCCAATCCCATAACTTTAAAATAGAAATCAGATAATTGATTTGAAAATTCATAATCGTAACAAACATCGTAATTAAAATTAGAATTTATTAGATCAAGTAGATTGTTTGATATATCTGAAATTTTATCAGACTCGATTAGTTTAATGTAATTTTTATACATATCACAATATTGTGGTAGGTCTCTTGCTAATATTTTTAAACCATACGATATAGACTCTTTTAATACCAACGGATTACATTCCCAAGTTGAGTTAAACATAAAAAAGTCTGACGCGATCATAAACAATTCAACATCATTTCTTTCTTTCCATATTGTAACGTTAGTTGGTAAATCATTCATAGTTGGTTCCCAATATGATTTGAAATTTTTCGCTTGATTTCCAACAAAATGAAAATGTAAATAAAGGTGAGTTTTTTCTAAAAACCTTGCAACTTCAATTCCTTCTTTTTGATTTTTTCCTTGTGTCCATAAACCAACATTCAAAACATGAATTTTTTTTAAGTCAAAGTTTAATTTTTCTTTGGTTTGGATTTTTTTAAGTATTGATGGTTTTTTATTTTCAATTGGGTATTGAAGAACTTCTTTATAAACTTTTTCCAATTCAAAGGTTTTGATATGATATGGAGTTACAAACAAATATGAGTCAGGATGAAATTTTCTGTTTTTTGAATCAAACCAAATGTTATGACACGTCTCAACAATCTTCCAAGTTCTTTTGTTATCATATAACTCATTTAGAATACTAATTGGAATTTGATTAAAACTTTCAAATCCTTCAGAAATTTCTTCAATATGAACGACATCAATTTGATTTTCTTTTATAATATCAATTAACTTATATTTTTTTTCAATTTGGTCTGATGTTCCCAATGAATGAAAATTATTTTTACCTATCAGATCTATTATTTTATTTCTTTGAACAACATACTGATCTCCAAAAAACGAATACTCAACAAGTTTTACGTTAAAGTTATTTGGTAAAGATTGAATTCTTTTTAAAACAAATTGAGGCATCCCTCCTGTTGATAAGTGAGGAACAACGTATAATATATTAATTTTCATCAATAGATAGTTTTGTTTTTTTATAGAATAATAAAAAATATTTAGAAAAAATCATCTAATTATTATGGATTTCGAACTATCTGAATTTAAACTCAATCTCTAACTCAAAAAATTATAGTGTAATACACGGATTCCAACTTGGTGTTGGTGTTGGAGTTGTGGTTTTGGTTGGTGTAGGTGTCGGAGTTAATGTCGATGTTGGGGTAGGACTGGGTATTTTACAAGGATCGATAGATGGTGTTGGTGTGATTGTTGGGGTCAGAGTTGGTGTTGTGGTTTTTGTTGGAGTAACATTCGGAGTTGGTGTTGGGGTGGGTCTTGGTATATTTAACATATTAACGCAGTTTGGTCTGCAATTTGTGGAATCTACTACAACAGTATATGAACCATAAATTTCTCTTGGTGGTATCAATAAACTCGGATAAAAAATAAAAGGTAAAATTACATTTCCCAAATTAATAACATCATTACTATTATCTGGTTTAAAAAGAACTTGGGCTTCTTCTCCATCATAATTTAAACTTTCTATTGTAACACTTAAACTCATAATAAAATTGTTGTTGTTGTTGTGACCGAATTGTTAATGACATATGTAAGATCATTTGGTAGACATTCTTTTGGATCGCAATTTGGACAATCTGGATCGAATAATCTAAATTTATTTTTTAAAATTTTAAAATTATGTTTCACTTCGTCAGAAGACAATGGCTCAACATACATTCTGAATTGACTTATTCCACCTTCAAAAGTTCCTGCAAAATATTTTTCTAAAAGTATGTTTGTTGTTAATGCAGAAAATGAGGTCCCGCTTAATATATTATTTGGGAAACATTCTGGATCTTGTATGTAATTGGAAGTTAATCCTGTACAAGACGAAAATGTTAAATTTTCATGTAGTCCCTGTGTTCCTCCACCCCACGAAATATTGAAAGGGACCCCAATTTGTTTTTCTTTATCGGTATTTAAAGCTCTTGGTATTACCTCTTCAAAATCATTTATTACATAAAATATTTTTCCATTAACATAAATTTTTAATCTACCTCTTCTATATTTTTCATCTTCTAACCACCTATCGTTTAATTTAACTATCTCAACAGTTTTTGCAATTTCTTTTCCAGTTGTAATTGGGGGTTCTATTAAATTTACAGCACTATTTGCCAAGGAATCTAAATACTCTACTTTTGTTATATCCCCCAAACCTCCAAAATAAAATAAATCACATAAGTCAAAATAAGTATATCGTTCCCATACAAAATCTAATTGTATCCAATGCTCCAAATCTAACCACTCAGGACATTCTATTTCACATCTTGGGTATATTGGATCGGTACAAATGTCCTGTATTGTATAACCTGTCACAAAAGTCAATCCAGTTGGACAAGTACCAGTTGTTTCACAAGACCCGGTAATTTTTAAAACTCTTACACCAATACTTGGATTTTTTGGGTCTCCGCATAATCTAAACGAAATGTTATTAGATAAAATGTCCATCTTAGGGTCTTTCTCACAGGTATCCTCTATTGATGTGAATCCTGTTGGAGTACATGCAGGATAACAATCATTACATTCGTTACATTTTGTACAAGAAGGAGTACATGTTGGTTTTGGATGTTCGCAATTTGGAGTTGGGGTCGGTGTGGGTGTTGGAGTTGGAGTTGGGTATATAATTGATGCACAAGTATGATATTGGCATTCCCAACCACAAGTTTTGCAAGGTTCTTGACCACAACTACATCCACAAGTTAAATTTATATCTTTACTACCGTTACAAATATTACAACCATAATCAACATGTGAGTCATGTTGATTATTTTTCGATCTCGGTGGGTAAACATAAACACATCTACTATTTGTTATGTTGTAATCACAACAAGCACATGTTTGGACGCAATTTGCTAAAGGAGTTGTAACTCTTGTGTATCCTGTTAAACATTTTGGAGATCCGTCAGCATGGTGATAAAATTTATTTTCAGCTCTCGAACCAAAATAGAAAAAGGTATTTTTGTTGTTTGGGTAAATAGAGTTCAAAGTAGTTTCTTCAGAGTTTGGTAAAAATTCATTCACCAATCTTGGTTTGATTATCATTTCTACCGACCAACCTTTATTCATCCTCTCAGGTAATATTTCGTAGTCATACCCAAACAACTTGTAAAATCCTTGATAAAAACCACCATAAAGCTCAACGTATCGGCCAAACAAAGGATTTTCCTTTGAGACCATTTCATATAAAGTATTGTTTGGTCTTCCTGAAAAAACATGATTTTGTAAAGTGTACCCAGTAACTTGAAATAATTTTAATCTTCTATCATAATACAACCTATTAAATTTTACCGAATCAGCAAATAAACCGTTTGTAAAAAAAATAGTTTCTCCTGTCATTTGATTGACCAATCCATTATCAATCGATGTTAACCCAATGTCACAAACAGAATCAGCACTAAAGCATGGTTTGTCAATTTCATAAAAATTTTCTGACACAACAATATTGTTATAGTTATACTCTTTATAATATAAAGGTATATTTTGTGCAGAATTGTCATTATTGGTGTCAAAACTTATTGGTAATTTTTTTCCATAAGTTTGTGCAATCAAATAAGGGGAAAAAACCACTTCTTCATTAAAATCTTTTTCATCTGATGCTAACGACATATCTTGTCCATCATAGATGAGATTTAATCTATATTTTTGATAAACGTATTGATTTATATTTTGATATGACATTCCTTTTTAATAATAAATACGGCATACCGAAGTATTTATAGAAAAAATGCACCGATGGTAAAAGACAATAATTCTATGATAACCAAAAACAAATTGGTAAAATTAATTATGAAATCTTCAAAACAATACTTGAAAGATAAAGAAATTGATTTGTCCAAAGAAGAAATAACATTTTTAAAAGGTTTATCAAAAGATATGGTTTCTTCTATTCCTAAAATGTTGACAAAGGTAATACCTGGTAAAAATTTAAGATTTGATTTTTTTGATGAATTTAAGTCAAATATAAAAGGACCTGTAAAAAAAGAAAAAGTAGATGGTGAACTTGATGAGTTAGTTGACGATACTGGAAATCTTTTAGGGTCCAATATTCCAATTTTGAAATTAGATTTGCATCCGAGAAAAACTCAAGATCAAACAGTAAAAATGGCAAGAGCAAGTCAATTTCCTTTTATCCGTGTTTATTATGGAGAATCAGAAGAAGAAAAAGAAAATGTCATTGATGAAATAGATCAAACAGATTGGTTCGGCGGACAAGAAACTAAAAACGCAAAAAACTATAGTCAAGCAAATAAAATTTTAAAAAAATTAGGTGTTAAAGAACCTGACGAAAGAAAAGGACGATTGAATCAATTAGGATTTGATAGAAATTTAGATAATAGTTTAAAAAATTTAAAACGACGAGGTAAATGTAAAAATTGTTTTGTTAAAAAAAGATTAACAGAGTTTGGTAGTGGAAAAATGGAAAAGATGATTGATGAAATATTGTTATCAAAAAAAACACAAACCAAAGAGGTTTCAAAAAAAACAAACGATGACGACTCATCAACAATTTTTAAAATATTAGAAAAAAATTTAAAAAGCATTTCAAAAATTGCAGATAAAGAAGGTATTGATAAAAATAAATTAATTAACATATTAAAAAAAAGTGAATAAAGATTTATATGGTGAAGTAATTTATTTACCCAAAGAAATATTAGATAATCTAACCGTTTGCTTCCAAAATGTTCCAAACTCAGATCAAAACACTGAGGGTCATAGAAGGAATGAAGAGTTAAGAAAAAATGGATATGTCACCTATCAACAATTAGGTAGAATAAAAAATTTTTTTGACAACTATGGGGGGGATAAAAAAGACAACCCATTTATATTAAATGGTGGTGATTACATGAGAACTTGGGTAGATCAAACCTTGAACTCTATGAGAAACGGGGATAGTTCACAAAAAAAAATAGATCATGAATATAAAGAACCATTGTATGATGATAATGTAAATGCAAACACTTTGAAGGATCTTGGTTGGTTAGTTGATTTTGATATCCCATCTCAAAACCATTATGGGTCTATTGATCAATTAAAAATCACAGAATCAGTCGTAAGAATAAACAAATTAATTAAAAAATTAAATTAAAATGCCAAGTTTAGAACCATTAGATTTTTCGCAACCAGAAAACAGAATGTCTCTGTATGCGGACATAGAGAGAAAAAAATTAATCCCTAAAAATGACTATAAAGAAACAAATAGATATTCGTCTGTTAACCCTGACGCAATAAGTGATGGGGATGTTTATGGTAAAGGTACGGGAATATTTTTAGATAGCTCAAAAGGGGGATCCTCAACAGATATTGCCGAAAGAGTGTCAGAAGTAAAAATTAACAAATATCAACCTCAAAACCCATATACTACACCTGTTTAATGAAACTTTACAATTCTTTTAAGAATCTTATTGTTGAGGTAGCTGCTATCTCAACAGTGGTGGATGCTATAAAGAAAAGAAAAAAAGTCATCATTTATTACGATGGTGATGAGCCAGGTGGTAAAGGATTGAGAATGATTGAACCTGTGTGTTTTGGGTACAGTAAAAAAGGAAATCCTGTTTTGAGGGCGTGGGATTATGAAGGGTCATCACATAGAGGTTATTTGGGTAAAAAACCTCTTCCTAGTTGGCGGTTGTTTAGAATTGATAAAATATTATCTTTCAAATCAACACTTGAGACATTTGACACCCCCAGACCAAACTACAATCCTTTGGGTGATAAAAGTATGACAAGAGTTATTATAAACGCAAAATACGATTAAATTAAATATTATGTCAGTAGAAAATGATTTAATGCAAAAATTAATGATTTCAAAAAAAATCATGGACAAACATAATGGTATGTCAAGAAATACAAACCAAATGTCGGGAGCACCATTAGTTGAGGACTTTCAACCCGTGAATGCAAAATATAATCTTCCTGATGATTTTATGTCAGAATCCCCTGTTCAAAGGCCAATTGTATCTGAAGCACCAACTGAAGATAGAATTATTAATTCAAAATTACCTGAAGAAATAAAAAGATTAATGTTGGAATACCCTATACAACAACCCAATAGTATGAATGGGTCTTCAGTTTTGTCTGAAGATTTGATAGAAAAAGCTTCTCGACTGATGAATGTTGACGCTAGCGGAAAAAGTACAAGTACTAACATAAAAAGACCTATTGTTAATGAATCAACTACAAATGTAAATTCAACCAACTCAACCCAATTGAGAAAAATGTTAAAGGAAGTTGTTACAGAAGTTTTGTCTGAAAATGGATTACTTACTGAGTCCGAAAAAAAATCAAATGAGGTTTTTAAATTCAGAGTGGGTCAACACATTTTTGAAGGTAAACTTACAAAAATTAAAAAAATAAGTTAATTGACTTATTAAGAATATAAGTTTATCATTTCTGTAATTACACAGAAATATATGTCAAAAATAAATGTATTAGTATTACCATCCGACCAATCTGGTGTAGGTAAATTTAGATCAGTAGATCCTCACGTAAATTTACAAATAAATTATCCAAACGACTTTCATGTAGATATTGATTATCAACCAAGATTGGATGATGATAACTATTGGAAAAAATATCAAATAGTTCATGTACACAGGACTATTGGTCAAGATTACCAAAAATCTGTTGAAATTACTAAAAAACTCAAAAACATGGGTTTGATAGTTATTTTTGATATTGATGATTATTGGCTACCAACTAAAGAACATCCTATACATAATTTGATAGTCCAAGGAAAAGTACATGAAGGAATAAAAAATAATCTTAGGGAGGCAAGTTACGTTACTACAACTACTGAAATATTTGCAACAGAAATCAGAAAACTAAACAAAAATGTTTTGGTTCTTCCAAATGCAATAGATCCGAACGACCCTCAATTCAACGAACCAACAACTCAGTCCGAAAAATTAAGAGTCGGTTGGCTTGGTGGATCGTCACACTTACATGATTTGAAGTTGTTAGATTCTATGGTTCCAAAATTGTTACCAATTCAAAAGGACCTACAATATTATATTTGTGGCTTTGACACAAGAGGAGTTGTTACTGAAATTAATCCAAATACAGGTGAAAAAAAACAAAGACCAATAAAACCTGAAGAAACGGTTTGGGTCAATTACGAAAAAATTTTCACTGACAATTATAAAATTGTTTCAGACGATTACAAAAAGTTTCTTGGTAAGTTTGAGGATGGTAATTTTTTAGATTTAGAAAAAGAAAACTACGTTAGGGTTTGGACAAGACCTGTCAATGAATATGCAAGAAACTATTCCAAATTTGACGTTTCTTTAGCACCTATAAAAAATCATATTTTTAATAGGATGAAATCACAACTTAAAGTTATTGAGGCGGGCTTCTATAAAAAAGCATTAATTGCATCAAAAATTGGTCCATATACCATTGATTTAAAACATTCATTAGAAAATGGTAAATTTGTTGATGGTAATGCATTGTTAGTTGATGAAGCAAGAAATCACAGTGATTGGTCCAAATTTGTAAAGAAATTAAATGAAAATAGATCATTAGTTTATGATTTGGGTCAAAAACTATACGAAACCGTAAAAGATAAATACAATTTAAATAACGTATCAAAACTCAGATCTGAGTTTTATAAATCATTAATAAATTAAATATGGACTTAAAAAAAGGAAAAATAGGATTTACTGCGGGTAACTTTGACTTATTACATCCGGGTTACATTTATACCTTTGAAGCCGCAAAAGAAAATTGTGATTACTTTATGGTTTTTTTACAAAGAGATCCTTCTGAAACAAGAAACACAAAGTATAAACCAGTTGTTCCTCTTTATGAAAGATACAAAACATTAATGTCAATAAAATATATTGATGAAGTTGTTTGTTATGATGACGAAACAGATTTATTAAGATTGATAGAATTTTATAGACCTGATGTTAGAATATTAGGTGATGATTATATCGGTAAACGTTTTACTGGAGATCATTTACCAATTGATGTTGTTTACACAACAAGATCTCATAATTGGTCAACAACAAAAATTAAAGATCTAATCACAATACAAACAGTAAAACAAAACCCTGATATATTAAAAAATATAAAAAATGATTAATATCCCACTACAAAAAATTTTATTTATTGACATTGAAACGGTTGGTGGTTGTGCCGACTATCAAACTTGTATAAATTCAAACCCACGAGTTGCCGAACAATTTGACAAATATTTTGATTGGTTTTTAAAAAGATTTCCCGAGGACAAAGAGTTGGGGATTGATAAAACAACTGAAGAACATATGGATCTTGTTTTCAAAAAACGAGCGGCACTTGTTCCTGAATTTGCAAAAATTGTTTGTGTTTCTATGGCATTTGTTTTGGAGAATGGCGAAACAAAAAAACAAACTTTTTCAAGTGACGATGAGTATAAACTTCTTACTGAAGTTAGAGATTTATTAAATCGTTGTCAGAAGTTAGATTTTTATTTGTGTGGACACAACCTAAAAAATTTTGACATTCCAATGTTAGCAAAACGAATGATCATTAATGGAATCATGCCCTCAAAAATACTTCCGTCTTATGATACTAAACCATGGGAGGTTAAGGCAATTGATACAAAAGAAATATGGCAATATGGTGCATATACCGCAATCGGTTCTTTGGATTTGATGTGTGCTTGTTTAGACATACCCACACCAAAAGACGGTGAGGTTAATGGTAGTATGGTCCATGATTCATATTGGTCTCATAATAAATTAAAAGAAATTTCAGAATATTGTGAAAAAGATGTTGAGGTTTTAATTGAGGCAATAATGAAATTAAAAAGTTTAAAATAAAAAATTATGGAGCAAAACGAAAATGAAAAAATGTTAAATGAAATTTTTAACGAAGAAGATGAGATTGACTACGATCTTATCATGGAAAATTTTGGATTAGATATGAGTATGTTAAATGAGGTTTTGAACGGCGAAGTCCAAAAATTAGAAGTTTCATATGTCAAAATGGAAGATGAGGTGAAGAGTTTAAATTACGCATACGACACTGATTCAGGATTTGATTTATATAGTGTGGAAGAAAAAAAATTAAAACCTTTTGGTAGAGATATATTTTCAACAGGAATTAAACTTAATATACCAGAGCATTACGAAATTCAAATAAGGTCCAAAAGTGGTTTAGCCCTTAAAGATGGTATAATGGTTTTGAACTCACCTGGTACGGTTGATCAAGGATACACAGGCGAACTACGTGTAATATTGTTTAATACTTCAGAGTTACCAATCACAATAAAAAAGGGTCAAAAAATTGCCCAAGCAATACTTTGTCCTGTTGTTTGTGGTAAATGGATAAATTTGGTTGAGGTTGGTGCTATACAGAATAAAGACAGAAACGAAAATGGATTTGGTAGTACAGGTTTAATTTAAAATCAAATGGTTACAGTTTATACAATTACATATAACGAAGAATTATTCATTGAATTTTTTATAAATCATTATAGAAAAAATTTCCCAAACTGTAAAATTGTAATATTTGATAATTATTCAACAGATAAAACTGTAGAGATTGCAAAATCATTTGGGTGTACAGTTATATTTTATGATACTAATAATAAATTTTCAGATATAAAACTGATTGAGATAAAAAATAGTTGTTGGAAAGATTCTGAAACTGAATGGGTAGTTGTATGTGATTGTGATGAGTTAATTCAAATTAACGAAGAACAATTGAAAAAAGAAGAAAAAAATGAATGTACTATTTTTAAATTCAATGGATATAATTTAATGAATTTTAATGATGATGATTTAGAAAATATATCTTATGGATGGCATGATGAAAACTATGATAAAATTTTACTTTTTAATAGAAAAAAAATTGAAGAAATAAACTACAATTATGGTTGTCACAAATCTAATCCAGTTGGTGTCTTAAAATTTTGCAAAAATTATGATATGTTTCACTATAAATTTTTGGGAAAAAGATATACAATTGATAGGTATAAAAAATTTGCAGAAAGATTATCTGAAGAAAATATAAAAATGAAATTAAGTTGGCATTACTATACTGACGAACAAGAAATCAATAGATTATACGATAACAATGAAGGGTTTTTAGATAAATTAAAATGATTACAATAATTTACTCAACACATAGAGATCAAGAATACAATAAAAATTTTAGGTCACATCTTTTGTCTACCGTAGGAATAAAAGATGTACAGATTTTGGAGTATCTCAATAACAATGAATTTTCGCTTGCAGAGGTTTATAATAGTGGGATAACAGAATCTAAATACGAAATAGTTGTTTGTTGTCACAACGATATAAAGTTAGAAAAAAACTGGGGTAAAAAACTTTTGAATGATTTTTCTAATTACCCCGAATTTGGTGTAATTGGAAAAGCGGGGTCTTCTTATTTATCATCTTCAGGGATCTATTGGGAAAAAATGTCAGAGACAATGGTTGGTCATGTTTATCACAATCCTGAAAAAAATAAAAAATGGTTAAATAAATATTCGGCAAAATTCCCTTTTGTTGTTCCTGTTGTTACCGTGGATGGGTTATTTATATCATTTAATAAAAATAAAATAAAACATTTATTTGATGAAACAATAGGTAGATTCCATTTTTACGACCATTGTTTTTCTTTGTCAAATTATTTGGAAGGTGTTAAAATTGGTGTTACTTTTTCATTTGAGATTACACATAACTCTATAGGCGAGCCCAACAAAGAATTTTATGAAACTAAAGAAGAGTTTCTGAATAAGTTTGGTAAATTTTTACCATTGGATTTAAAACCTGAAACCATATATGTACCTGAAATAAAAACTAAAAAGTTTAAAAAATTTGGTAAAGTTGCTATTATTATACCAACTAAAGGTAACGTAGATCTTTTAAAAAATTGTATTGATTCTTTTTACAAAAATTGTGACAGTGCTGTTTTTGATATTTTTGTTGCCGATACTGGATCAACAGAAAAAGAAAAAAAAGAAATAAGAGATTATTTGACAAACAAAATAAACGTAAAGTTCATTGAGTACGATTATTATAATTTTTCAAAAATAAACAATCATGTGGTTAAAAGACACGTTAATGATGATTACACATTTTTACTTTTTTGTAATAATGATGTCGTAGTTTTGAATGATGTTATCACAGGAATGTTATCTGTATTTGAAAATAATGTGAAAGCCGGAACTGTTGGTGCTCGTTTACATTTTGAAGACAACACTGTTCAACATGATGGAATCTTTATGGGAGTTCATAAAAACACTAACCAGTTAGGTGTGGGTCATCATAGTATTAGGTCTTATTATAATTACAGTTTGTCAACAAAAGAAAGTTTTGGAAACACCGCAGCATTACTTATGATTCGAAAAAATGTTTTTATAAATTTAGGAATGTTCAATCAAAATTATACCTCTTGTTTTGAGGATGTTGAATTGAATGCAACTGTTTTGATGAATGGTTTTAAAAATTTTACGTGTAGTAATTGTGTTGCATATCATTATGAATCTAAAACAAGAGATTTAGAAGATACAAAATTAAAAAAATTACATTTTGATTACGTAAACAATTTAGTACCTTTTGCCATTAAAAATTTTGAAAAAATAAAAGATAGATTAATTCCGTTAGCTTGATGATAAATATTTTGACAAGAACCTCAAATAGAGAAAAATCTTTTACAGAGTTAATTCAAAATTTAAAATCACAATCATGTTCAGATTTTAACCACTTGGTTTGCTCTGATAACAATGAGACGCTCAAATATGTCGAGGAACTAAAAATAAAAAATTCTTATCTAATCGATAAAGAAAAATTATTAGCTGAACCAATTAGTAAAGATCCAAAAACCGGTCCTTTTGCACCATATAATTTATATATGAATTTTCTACAAGAAAAAGTTAATGACGGATGGATAATGTATCTTGACGATGACGACAAATTTATTTCTGAAAATTCCCTTCAAATAATTTCTAATGAAATACAAAATTCAGATGAAGACACTTTAATAATTTGGGCTATGAAATTTTCCAATGGATTTGTAGTACCAAAGAAAAACGACATAAGAAATGGTCCTGTAAAAAATTTTATAGGATCTCCTTGTTTTACATTTCACAATAAGTACAAAAGTTTTGCTAATTGGGACTCATGGAAATGCTCGGATTTTCGAGTGGTAAAAAAATTATGGGATACAATACCCAAAAAAAAATACATAAATGAAATTTTAATTTACGTCCCACAATCCGGTGGAGGTAATGTATAAAGGACAAAAAGATTTTCTTTTTAAATTTTTATTTTAAGTTATAAAAAATAAAACTTAACATTTATTAAATGAATAGAAAAAAAGTTGCCCATGAGGAAAATCAAATTAGTCATCAAACAAAAAAAGACCTCATAAATTCCATAATCAAAAAGAAACAAAAAAATAAATTTCTTACGGACAATCAAAGAGAGTACTATCAAAAATTAATTAGTAATCAAATTACTATATGTTCAGGTCCTGCTGGTGTTGGTAAAAGTTATATTGCAATGAAAGCCGCTGTTGATTTATTGACAGATACATCAAATGGTTATGAAAAAATAATTATTGTTAGACCAGCCGTAGAGGCGGAAGAAAAATTAGGAGCATTACCAGGAAACTTGGAAGAAAAATTAGACCCGTATATCTTCCCTTCATATTATCTTCTAAACAAAATTATTGGTAAGGAAGCAAGAGAAAAATTAAAAGATATTGAAGTGGTTGAGGTGTTTGCATTGGCGTATATGAGAGGTATGAATATTGATAATTCAATTTTAATTTTTGAGGAAGCTCAAAACTCAACTCCGAATCAAATGAAGTTATTACTAACAAGAATTGGGTTCAACAGTAAGTTCTTTATCTCAGGAGATTTAGAACAAACTGACAGATATAAAGATATAAAACAATCTGGTTTATACGATGCAATAACAAGATTTAATTTTATGAATGACATTTCAACTTTTGAATTTAATCAAAATGATGTGGTTAGAAATCCTTTGATAACTAAAATTCTGAAAAAATACGACGAGTAAGATATGAAACTTGGTATAGAAATTAATGGGGTTTTGAGGGATACTATTTCAAAGTTTAAACAACTCTATGAAAAAAATTTGATTGAGTCCCAAGATGTTGACTCACAAAATCAAATTTACAACATTGATGATGATGGTAATTTAAATGAAGCGATATTAACAACAAATTTCAAATATGAAATAAAAAGTGAAGTAACTTCTTTAGATTTACTCGATCATTTTACTTTTCCAACTAAAGAGGATTTGTACTCTTTTATGTATGAGGAATATACCATGGAATTATTTGGGCATGCCCAATCTACGGAAATGAACACTTTTTTGATTTTAAATGAATTTTATTATAAACATAGAGATAATTTTGAAATTAAAATAGTATCAGATGAGATCGGTAAATCTAAACCATCTTCTTTATTTTTTCTTTCCAAGTTTGGTTGTCTTGTTGAGGAAGTATTTTTTTATAGTCAAGTAACAAAAAAATTGATGTGGGACAAAATTGACATTTTACTTACGGCTAATCCTGATTTATTATTAAACAAACCAAACGGAAAAGTTTTGATAAAATTCAAAACTGATTACAATAAACATGTGAGTTCTGAATTTGAGATTGAAAGTTTATCAGATTTAGAAAAAACAATTGAAGAAATTACTAATGTTTACAATTTTTAATGAAAACTACTACATCGACTTAGATAAAATAGTTGATGAATGCGAATTAAAGGAAACAACAGGGGAAACTCAAATTCATTTAATTAAATATGAAACAGTTAAATTTATGTTAGAAACAATTTTAACTGAAGCGGAAAACATAGATGACACTCTAGGTTTAAAATCATCCGCATTAACACCGTCTTTTAAACTTGCGTTTAATACATTACTAAATAAAAAAATAATAAATAAATATTAAATTTTATGGATAACAATCAAATCAAAAAATTAGAAGATTCAATCTTGAGAATGAAAAATAAACAATCAAGAATTTATTTCATTGTGCAAGACACAAAAGGAAATGCAAAAGCATCCTTACGTTACATTTATCAAATGGCTATGGCGTTAAAAGACAAAGGATATAATCCTACAATGTTACACGAAAAACCTGATTATTTCGGGGTTTCAAATTGGTTAGGTCAAAGTTACATGGACGAATTACCTCATTCAGCTATTGAGGGTACTAACTTAGAAGTATCTCCTGATGATTTAATTATTGTGCCTGAAATTTATGGTTTTGTTATGGATCAAATAATGAATTTACCATGTGGAAAAATAGTACTTTGTCAGTCCTATGATTACATTTTTGAAACCTTAAACCCAGGACAAAGTTGGCCACTTTTAGGATTCTTCAAATGTATTACAACAAGTGAAAAACAAAAAGAGTATATCCAATCAGTTGTAAGAAACTTATCTTATGATGTAATTAGACCATACATTTCTGAAACTTTTGAAAAACAAACGATGCCTCCAAAAACAATTGTAACAATCCACACTAGAGATCAAAGAGATACAACTAATTTAGTTAAAACTTTTTATTCAAAATACCCGCAATATCGATGGATTACTTTCAGAGACCTAAGAGGTCTTTCAGAAAAAGAATTTGCTGATGGAATAAAAGATAGTTTTGTTTCAGTATGGGTAGACGAAATTAGTGGTTTTGGTACATTCCCTCTTGAGTCATTTAGTATGGGTGTTCCTGTTGTAGGATTGACACCAAATTTAGTTCCTGATTGGATGAACGAAAACAATGGTATATGGGTAAATAACCAACTAATGATTGTTGACGTTTTAGCAGATTTCATTCAGAATTGGTTAGAAGACAACATTAGTCCTGATTTATATTCTGAAATGGAAAAGACAATTAAAGAACAACAAACAAAAGAAAATTTTGTAGAAGAGGTAGAAAAGTTATTCACAGAAATTTTTGTAACAAGAACTACAAACTTTGAATCACAATTAAATAAATTTCAAACAATAGAAGAATAATGGAACAAAAAAAATCAATATCAGTTATTTTACCAATTAGGTCTGGTAAACCAACAACATTTAAAGAGTATTTTGACAAATGTATTGTGTCATTATCAGCACAGACAGATCAATACAATGAATTAGTTATAGTTCACACAGATGAAACCGAATTAGTTAATTTTTTAAATTCTTACGATTTTGGAAATATAAATGTGGTTAAAGAATTGTGGACCAAAGAACCAAATTTCTGCAACCAAATTAATCAAGGAGTAAAAATTGCGACTTCTGATTTTGTTTCTTTTTATGAATTTGATGATGAGTATTCCAATATTTGGTTTAGGAATGTTCATAAGTATTCAGATATTTATAATGATATAAGCGCATTCTTACCAATTGTTGTTGATACTAACGACATGGGTGTTTTTGTTGGTTTCACAAATGAGGCAACATTTGCATCCAACATTTCGCAAGAAATGGGGTATCTATCAACAGAAACTCTTTTAAATTATCAAAATTTCCAAATTTCGGGAATGGTAATTAAAAAAGATGTTTTTGAAAATATAGGTGGGTTAAAAGGAAATATTAAACTTACTTTTGGTTATGAATTCTTATTGAGGTTGACAAACGGTCATAAAGTATTAACTATACCTAAAATTGGATACAAACACACAAACATGAGAGAAGGATCTATTTTTTGGAATTACAAAAATGGGGAAAATAAGTTAACTCCAGATGAAGTTAAATTCTGGGTTGAATCTGCAAAGAAAGAATATTTCTACACAAATCTTAGAGAAATAAATTATGAACCTCAAGAGGTTTAATGATTTTAGAAACTAACATACAAGATCAACCGAGTGAAAAGAAAAAGAAAGGGAGAAAAGCTAAAGAAAACAAATATTTTGATGAACGAGAGGAAGTTGCCGTAAGATTATATCTATCGGCAACTACTTTCGATGAAAAAAATAAGATCTATAATGAATTTCTAAAAGACCCTTTAGATAAAATGATATCGTCAATTATACGACGATATAAGTTATACAGAAAGGATATGAATTTTGATGAAATTCATATCGACACACATTCGTTTTTAATGACCAAAATTGACAAGTTCAAACCGGCCAAAGAAAAGAAGGCATATTCTTACTTTGGTACCATTTGTAAAAACTATCTTATGGGTCAAATTCTTAAAGATCAAAAAGAAATGAATCGGAAAATATCCTATGAAGATATTTCCTCGGATTTATTAAATACTCCAGATATGATATACCACATCGATAATGATGTTGTGTCTACTGAAGAAGTTATTAAAAAGTTTTTGAGTAAGCTAAGTGAAATGATTGAGGAAACTAATGTGACAGAACAAGAATATAGATTGGGAGAAGCTTTAGTAGACATATTTGAAAATTATAATTCCATTTTTATAGATGCAAGTAGTAATAACAAATTTAACAAAAATGTTATACTTTTTGAAATAAGAGAAATGACTAATTTGTCTACCAAAGAAATACGAGTTTCTCTTAAAAAATATAAGAAACTTTACCAAGAAATAATTTCTGAAATATATAAATAATAAAGACCTTTATTATGCCTAGACCACAGAAAAAACAAATCAATTTAAGTAAAGAATCTATGTTATCTTTGATGCAAGAAATCTATAATGAACTTGTAGAGCAAAGAAATACCGCAATTAGGATCCAAAACAAAATGTTGACAATGATGAAAGAACCGGAAGACATGACTTTGATTGGACCTGTCATTGAAAAACAACAAAAAATTATAAATGATTGTGTTGAAAAAAAATTAACCCTTTCAAAATTACAATCACAAATGTGGCAGAAAACTTCAGAAAAAGAAGAAGATTTTTCTATTTCTGATTTGGATATAGACGACGATGCGTTCAAAACTCTTTTACAAAAAGACATCCACAACAGCTCAACATACAAAATAAATAAGTAAGATGGCAGATTTAAAATTTAGTTATAGTGAAGTTAAAACCAAAATTAATGCGGCAAAAACTTATAACCAAATTAAAAAAGACATCAGAAAGTTATCGGACAAAAAAGGAGATAACGAAGAAGAAAATTCTAAAAAAAACACTAGATCTCTTTCGGAAGCAAAAAAAAACAAAAATAGATCACAAAGAAATCAAAAAACACAAATTGATGAATTGGTTGACATTTCTACCGCGTCAAACAGTAAGCCAAGAAACACTATTGAATATTTGAAAAAAGTTTTTGCTAGAACAATTTCAAATTGTAAACCAAAACTGTTTGAGATTTTAACAAAAGAGGCGGTAAATGCCATAGGATGCGGACAAGATCAAACTTATCAATCTAACCAAATATTATACATAAAAGTAAGATCGGTAGATCTTTTTAATATGTTGAAATTAAATCCTTCAACCGACGAAAATAAAATATTATACGAAAAGTACGGCATCAACGTTGGGTCCGTTCCTTTTGCAATGAACAAAGAGTTGTGGAATAGATTACAACAACCAAATGTTCCTTTCTCTACTGAATACGGTGTATTTTATCAAGGAGCATCAAAACAAGATTTGTTTGACATTGAGTACACAAACTTTGATGGTAACGGAAATGCGGGAGATTTTTTCAAAGTTAAATTAATTCCAAGACAAGGTATAAATAACATCCAAGAAGCATTACAAGATTATTATGCTAGTTTAGATATTCTTGATTTCAATAATGTTGTTGCCCGTTTGATGGATATTCTTACAGGATTTTTACAAATACAGATAGGTTCTGGAGATTTACAAATAGGGGACATGAAAAAATTTGAAATTATACTTCAAAGAATGTTAGGTTTATGTTTCGATGAAAATCAAGAAATAGATGTTATGGGAGCATCAAAAACATCTGAACTCGATAATTTTGATGATTCTTTCTTTCAATTTACAAGTATAGATATCAGTGAAATTGAAGAAACAATATCAAACATACATCAAGGGATTATTAATTTTGTTGATTGTGATAACGTTACTTTACCGGTGGTTCCTAGTTTGGTTACTGAGGCAATAAATCAATTTGTTTTTGTGCCTGACCAAACGGTTGATGAAACTATTAATAACGCAGTATCTGCTGTTATACCTCAAAACAACGAGAATGGTTTTGGTATCAAAATAAGTTTCGACAAAGACCTTTTAAAAACAATTCCAAAAGCCATTTTCTACGCTTTGTTTTCACCCAAAGTTATTTTACCAATTGCAATCTTTCTGAAAGCATTGGGTAATTCAGTTTTTGACATTATTGATTCACTTATGTCATTTGCAATTAAAATGGCTACTTTAGTTTCTAATATAATTTCTGAAATAGGTGCAATCTTTGTTAAGGAACTTTTTAAAATTATTAAAGCAGACATTCAATCTTTAATTCAAGCACTTATTTTAGATGTTACAAATGAAAAAAATGAAACGAGAACTAGGGTCATTTTGAGATTAATTGAGTTACTAACAACTGTTGCAAGATTAATCAAAGATTATAGACAGTGTAAAAGTGTTGTTGATGAAATATTAGCATTATTAAAAATAGTTGGTGGATTTTTTGGAAATACAATACCAAAACCTCTATTAATCGCAACAAAATTATTGGGTGGATTTTCTGCGTCAAGAGCATTTGTTAATGTAATTGAAGAATATCAAAAATTAGGATTACCTACTGGGGCTATGCCTGATGGAAGTGCCAACTTGGGGTTAGTTTCTGTTTTTGGTCAATTAAAAGGTGCAAAAAAAGAAGATGATGAAAATGGAAAGGTTGAAGCTTTGACTGATTTTGGCGTTTACTTACCAAACGGTCAAGTTTTACCAATGACATCAACGGGAAAAAAACTTTAAAATGAATCAAGAAGAAGTAAAAAAAATAACTGAAATAATTGAAGATTATAAAAACCAATCAAATAAAGATTTGGAAAAAGCAATGGATTTTATTTCTAATGAATTTGAATCAACAAAACAAAAAGTAATTGTATTAACTCATCATTTGGACAAATTGGAGTCCACATACAACGCAATTTTAAAAGAACATACGACAAGAAATGGCAACAAATGAAAATCAAATAATATTTCCTGGTGTTGTAATTGACAATAAAGACCCAATGGTTTTGGGTCGATTAAGGGTTAGACCTGAAATAAAAAAATATGAGGCAATTGTAAATGCGATTCCAAATTGGGATGAATCCAAAGCTTGGTCAGACGAAGATCCATTAATATTTTTTCCACTACTCCCTTTTTATTTTTGGAATGTCCCTCAAGAAAATGAATTAGTCAATATTATCTATCAAGACAAAAGTTATGATAATCAAAATCAATACTATATTAACGGTCCGTTTTCATCTCCGTTGGCAACAAACTATGAATATTTTGAAGCATCTAAAAAATTCACAACCGTTGGTACTCAAATCCAACAAAATCAATCTTTAAAAAATAAAGAAAATATATATAGAAATCCTCCTTCTTATGGTATTTTTCCTGAACCAAAAGATAATGCAATATTAAGTAGAGGTAGTACGGATATCATATTAAAGGAAGATGAAATATTATTGAGAAGTGGAAAAACAAATAGCCCATTCAACCCAAATATTTTCCCTATTGGAAATGAAAAAAGAGCGTTTATTCAATTATCAAATTTTAGACAATCTACTGAATTAGGTTCTGAAGTTACGGATGAATTCATTACTATTGACACTAAACCTATCAGAAAAGTAATTGATTGGGACATTATAAATCCAGATAATCAACAAAACTCTTTTACAGGTACAATATATTTGTATAATTTACCAAACGTTCCATCTTATGTCCCATTTCCTTTCACGGGTAATCCTATTTCTTTAGAGTCCAAAGATTTTGGATTGTCTACTAATATCTCAGGTATTGCAGGAGCTCCTGAATATTATTTACAATTTATAGGGAAAACATCTGAAGAAACTGTTGCACTGATTAATAGTTTTATCAAGGGAGTGAATGACGGTGTGATTAATATATCTGGTTACCCTATATATAATTTACAAAATCAATTTCCGTTTTATTTCAGGCCAACTACAAACACTTATTCAAAAATGGCGGCATTAACCGGATCTACACCAATAGAAATACAAAATATTGGTTTTATTTATAATAAAATAAAATTATTATCCTCTGATCCTGTTGCAGGAAGTAATATGGTATGGGACTACAATAACACCAATAAACCTATCAAAGTAAATGTCACAAATTATAAACCATTAAATTTTTCTCAAACACCAACAACATATACCACGATTGGTTCTGATAAAATGTTTTTGTTATCTCATAATTCACAAATACCCTCAAAAAATAAAGTAGATCTAACAAATACTTTATATGGAATTCCAGAAATAAATTTTACTGAAAATTTAACACCAAACACTGATCCTATGGTTAGAGGAGATGAATTAATGAAACTTATAAATTTAATTGTAAAATATTTGTTATCACACGTACATCCGTTTCACGGGTTATCACCAGTTCCCGTTGGTAGGGATGGCACAAGATCTGATGAAATATTACAACAACTATTAAATGCCCCCGACACTATTCTCAATCAAAATATTCGAATTAATTGATATTTATAATAAAAAACTTGATGTCAATTAATAACTCATACTTCAATCGAAACAACACTTTAATTTCAAATAGCTTTACAAACACAGGTAGAAATCCTGTTGTGGAACTATTTTATGGTAATGGGAATGTTTCCGACCCAACAGGGTTCAGTAGATTTATTTTCAATTTGAATTTAGATTTACTTAAAGAAAAGTATGATAATGGGATCATAAGTACGGATTGTTTGAATACGATCACACATACTTTGAAAATGACGAACACTTCTTTTTTTGATAAAGATTTTTTAATTAATACAACAACATCATCAGGAAGATTAAGAGCGACATCATTTGATTTAATACTTTTTAGAATCCCTTATTATGATAATAATCCAAACTATCCACAAAATTGGGATGAAGGTGTTGGTTATGATTATGCTGATATAATAACAACGGTACCTACAGATAAAAATTTTTCAGATAGACCATCAAATTGGTATCAAACAACCACAATTGATTTTTGGGAAACACCGGGTATTTATAACAATCGAGATCTTGGTCCTGTTCCTTTTTCTGGCATAACTATTTTAGACAGACAACATTTTGAGTTTGGGGATGAAAATATTTCATTTGATATGACAAGTGAAATAAACTCAATAATTACAGGTAGTTTAATAAACCCTGTTGGTTGGGGTATTGCATTTCTACCTCAGGTAGAAAACTTAACAGGAACCACGGGAAGTTATTCAGTTGGATTTTTTTCAAGACATACTCAAACTTTTTATGAGCCATTTTTAGAAACAAATTATGATGATTTAATACAAGACGATAGAAATTATTTCAGTTTAGGAAAAACCAATAAACTTTATCTGTATCTATATGAAGATGGTAATCCTATAAATCTTGATCAGAATCCTTTGGTTACTATAAATGATGTGTCAGGTGAACCAATAGTCGGACTAACAAACATTCCGAGTTGTTTACGAACACAAGGTGTGTACGAAGTAACAATACCACCATTACTCGGGTATAAAACACCTTGTAGTTTTACAGACGTATGGTCAAATATAAAATTAAATAACTTCAATCTACCAAATGTAACAAACGAATTTGTTGTATACCCAATTCAAAAATCTATTCAGATTGGTACATCAACAAATCAACCTTCTATTTATGGATTCGATTATTCAGGAATTAAACAAGATGAAAAAATTTGGAATACGGACATGAGGAAAGTTACTGTTATGATCAAAAAAGCATATACTACTAACGTTCAATTACCTAACGTTGACGCGTCATACAGAGTTTATGTTAGAGAAGGTCAGACAGAAGTAGAAGTCCAAGGATGGACAAAACTTAACAGAACACCCGATGAGTATTATTTTATGTTTGACACTAGAGATAAAATTCCAAATGATTATTATATTGATATGAAAGTTATTTCCACAGGTGAAATCAACACATACAAAAAACAAATAAAATTCCAAATAGTAAATAAAAAGTATTCTTAACAGATATTTATAATAAAAAAAATTATGTTACCAGAATATAGTGCAAATACCGATTACACAGTTTGTGTTGAATGTAGTGGATCTACTTTTACAGTTGAGACCCCACATCCTGTTTGGACAGATAATCAAGGAAATCCAGTCGTACAACTTAACATGGTTGTGTTAGGAGGGGAAAATGGAGTTAATTCATAGATCATGGATAGAATAAGTAGAATTATTTATAAACTTATCAATGAAGAGGAAAAACACTCTTCAAGATATATGTTCTTTTCTAATTTAGAACAAATGAGAAGACAATGTGATTTATTATTAGATTTGGATCAAGACATGATTGAGGAAATTTTAGAAAACGGTCATGATTGGGCTCAGGATCACATTGCCGAAGCAAAAAATAACATTGATCAAGTTTTTGATTTTTTAATGAATGAAACCAATTCTGAGTTTGATGCTGAAATGAGTGATGATGTCATGATGGAAGGTAGAAAAAAAACAGGAACTAAACTTTGTGCTAGAGGCATTGCCTCTGCAAAGGCAAAATATGACGTCTACCCCAGTGCATATTCAAATGGTCACGCTGTCCAAGTTTGTAAAGGAAAAGTAAAAGGGCTTGATGGGAAAAGAAGGTGTTCAGGGGCATTTTGTTAATTTTTTTTACTTTCTTTTTTTTTAATCAATTTATTTATTATATTTGTAGTTAGAAACAAAACAACTAACTATGAAAAAATTTATTATAAGATTGTATAAACGAATGAAAGTTCGTTTCAGTAAAGCCGGAAGATCTTCAACATTGAAAACATATGAAGAATTAGAGCCCCATGAAAAAACAGCTTTCAAAATTTGTGTAAAGTTGATATCTGATAAGGATTCGGATTTTATGATTGCACCGATGTCACAAAAAAGATACATCATTAATGAAAAATTGAATCTATTTGTTTTGTTAGATTGGGGTCGTGTTGAGATTACAAATCATGTATTTCATTATGACGTGAAATTATCAACTCGTGATAATGAAAGAATAACATATTTATATGATATGGAAACTGAAAAACGACGTAATAAAACTGAAGTGATGGTTAAATCAAATATTAAAAACACTTTAGATAAAGTATATCTCTCTATTGTTGAACGAACTAAAAACGAAAATTTAAAATGAAAAAAATTGTAATATCAATCTTATTAGGATTAACCGTTGTAAGTTGTAAATCCACTAAATCTTCTTGTGATGCTTATTCTCTAAACCAACAAGTTTCCTACGACACCCTAACTCGTAGCGAAAAAATAATTCAATCTGTTAATGAAGATTTATTGGTTGTTGATACTTGGACCGAAGAAGAAAGAGCTTATTTTTACGAACATTTTGTTTTTTCTTACAAAGAGTTGGAAGAAAAAGTTGGAATAAAATTAAAATAATTACCCCTTACTCTTAGGGTTGGTTGCAACTAAATTATCTTGATCTGTGTCATTTTGTGCCTTACAGTAATGTTCAACTCCCCCCGGTCCATAATGTAAAATAATTATATCTTTAGAATCGGGTAGGTTTGGGTTATTTAATCTACTAACAGGGACTAAATCCAATTCAAATGTATCTTGGACCTCTAGTACTCCATCAGAAACTTGTGAGGGATTCTTTACTTTAACCGTGACACTCCATAGACCCCCAATTCTATCAGGAGTATCAGATTCTTCTTTGTATACACCAGTAACTCTTGATGGTCCTATTTCTATTGCCGGTACCTGCGAATCGGTACCTGATAATTGTGATTGAATGTACGATCTTATGTCTGAAAATCTGTAACAATCTATTGCCCCTAACTCGCTTTCCTTTGTAAGTTGTTCTACAAGTAATGGCCTAACATTACCGATACTTGACTCTAATAATTGATTAAATCTTAATTTGTCCATTCTATTTTTTATTTGGTTTATAACTTGTCATAATTGGTTTTTGACCTTTTCCTGTTTGAGTATCTTTTTTTTCCGCCCTTCTTTTTTGTTGGCAAGCGGATCTTTTTTGAGAATCAGTCATTTTACCGGCAACTCCTGCGGCTCTACATTTAGGGTAGGATCCTTTACTTGTATCACTTCTTCCACAAGGAGGATGTTTTCCATCTACTTTTCTACATATATCAACCCAAGGTCCTTTAGGTTGAGAAGATCCTTTTGGTTTTTTCTTTTTACCAAACCACACGGCCAAATCTTCATTTATTGTGTGTACTGGATGTTCTTCTTTTTTGTAACTTCCATTTTTTGATTTTTCCCACATACCAACCACTTTTCGTATATTATCTTTTAAACTAGTTTTTTTTGCATGGACATTATGCGAGTGATTAATTTCAATATTGAAAGGATTTAAAGAATGATTTTCCCATTTTTTTAACCCAATCTCAATAGGTCCGTTATATGCCCCAGCACTTATAGATGTATCTGCTTCATTAATTTTTTTTGTTTTTCTTTCTATTGGTACAATTTCTAAATCAAATGGTTTCTTTTTTCCTCGTCCACTTGGGTTTTTGTTGACAATATTTCCATCGTCATCTGAAAAAGTTGCATAAGGATGATGTTTTATATAATCAGTAACTTTTCTAGCGACTTTTTCTAATTTTTTAATTTGATCTTTACTTAAGTCCCATTTGTGATCATAACTATCATATTGTACTAATGGGCTTTTATAATTCGAAACAGGTATGTTAAATGGTTCTAATTGAGATTTATTAAATTGTCTTTCACCGGGTTGTAAAGGTGGGACGTAACCACCTGCACTCCCTGATTTGTCTGCCGTTGCCTCTCTTAGAATTTTTTGTATTATTTTTTTCATTTCACTTTTTCAATAATAATTCCTATTATTATTATAAATATCTAAACTTTCAAATATGGACAATCAAAAAAAAATATATGGTACATTATTCAATTCTATAAATTTAGAAACTGAAGAACATTTAGAATTAATTTTGGCAACAATGGATAAAGATCTGTCTTTGTTTTATTTGATAGAATCTATAAAGTTCGCGTACAGTAAAGGATGTTATACTATGGGTGAAACTGAAGTGATTTCCAAATCTATAAGGGTTTTATTAAAAGAAGATGTTGTAAAATAAAAAAAGGTCAGATTTCTCTGACCTTTTTTTATATTAACCTCAAATTGATTATCTCAATTCTCTCAAGTCGAATGTTCTAACTCCATCAACTGTGATACGTCCGTAGAAACGGTTGTTAACCATTTTCTTAGCGTAACGTGTCATAATACCTTTAATAGGTGTAAAGTTGAATGGGTTGTACATTGTAGGTGTTAATTGTAGAGGTACATACGGTGCGTAGATGTAACCTGTGTCTAACAATGATGTTCCTTTGTGACCGATTAACACTTGGTTAGGCGGAAAGTAAGGATCACGGTAAACTTGGTAACGTCCTGACAACGTACCTACTCTTTCAATACCCATGTTGTATTGATCTTGCTCAGGTGAAGCGTTAGATACGTGGAAGTATTCTAAATCATCAAAAATAGCTGAAACTTCAGAAGATACAACGATCCAGTTAGCACCACCTCTTAAAGTAGATTTGTGGATTTGTGCTGACAATTGGTTGATTGCTGTGATCAAAGTTTGGTTCCAATCTTTTTGAGTGTAAGAAGTTTGTCCTTGGATTCTTCTCCATCCATTGTAATCCCAACGTAAGTTCCAAGCTGCTCCTTTTCTCAAGTCACGTAAAATTTCACGGTCGATTTCAGCCGCAATTTGTTCTGACAATAATGCTGTCAATTCAGCTTCAGCATCGATGTTGTGGAATGCCGCAACGTCTTGAGCTAATTCAGGAGACCATTGTGCTCTTAGTTTTCTTTCTGTTACAGATACAGTTACTGACTCAAGGTCAAAAGAAACTTCACCAATTTTGTCTTCGAATTCTAACTCTTCGTAACGTCTCCAAACACACACAAATGAATCACCCGAGCTTGCAGAATCGATAGTAGTACCAGTGTAACCATCTAATGAAGATGCGTCACAATCAGCACATACAGGACAAGATAAATCAACTTCTAAATAGATACATCCATTTCCATCACAAATGTCATAGAAAGAACCTCCGTTACCGTCAGATGCCCAAGTTGTTTGTGTTGTGTTTCCGTATTTAACGATTCCTTTACCATATTGTTGAGTAACAACTCTAAACAAAAGCGGAATAGCGTCTCCATTATCATTTTCAAAAGGACTACAAGCACTATCATCACCTTGAACAATATTTGCTGTGTCAGCATAAACTCTCAAATCAGAAAGGAATGTTTCAGAGTCAACCTCGTTACCATCAGGTCCAATTAATTTACCGTAACCTGGTAGATTTGTCCATCCACAAAGTTTAACGATAATTTTTCTGTAAATACCTGAAGCGGTAATTGCGTAATCAACTAAATTACTTCCATCCCATTTTTGAATATCCGCGTTTGCAGTTACAGCAGACCATCTTCCTTTTGAATAATCAAATAATCCTGGAGGATCTAAACCTGCTTCAGCGCCTTCATAAAATAAATCATAAAGGTTTTTAGTGTATTTGTCATTTGCACCAGCAGCTCCTGCAGGAATTGTGTTGTAACCTGCTTGAGGATCTCCAGGGTAATTACCTGGTGAACCTACAGGTGCGTAGTGGTCACCTGAGTTACCACCAGCAATAGTTTCAGCAGTTCCTCCTGAATATCCTTGGATTTTAGGTACAAAGTAGAACAATTTACCAATAGGTAAGTTCATTGCTTGTACTGATACGATGTCGTTTGCTAACAATTTAGAGAAAACTCTTCTTACGATTGGGAAAACAACTGTTTCGAATGCTCCGTTTGAACCTTCTCCTGTTGCTTCGTTGATCAAGAAAGAAGCTTGGTTTTCATACAACTGTGCTACGTTTTCTTTTAGGTGGCCTCTAAGACCTTCAAGGAACCCTAATCTGTCCCATTTGTTAATTGTATCTTCTTTGATAACTTTAAGGTGCTTAAGACCGATGTTACCAACAAGACCTGATTCTAATAATGCTCCCATTTTTAGTTTTATTTTTTTAGTTTATTTATTTTATTTTGTTCATGAGATCTTTCATTCTCATAAATTGAGGATTTTCGTAAGTTGTAGATTCGATCAAGTTTGTTGATGATCCAGTGTTGATATTGTTCATAACTTTTCTTTCAACTCTAGATTCATTCAAGTTTGTTGATTCATTTACTACAGAAGTACCCAATTCCTCTTTGATTTGTTTATAAAGATTTTTTGACTCCTTCAAACTTTCGATGTTGTCAAATCTTCTTAGTATATTTATTTTTTCCTGTTTAGTTGTTGAATGTTCTGTAAACAACCTTGTAGCATAAGCTAAATTGGAATTGAAAACTGCAACTTCGTTAATTTTTGTTCTAAAGACATCCAACGCATTTTTGTATTCTTCATTTTTTTGTCTCAATAAAGAAACTTCTTCATTTACATTGTTTGGTCTTTGTCTAACTTCTGTTCTATTTCTGTTCATGTTAGATCCTTTTCTATTTCCAACTTTTCCAGATTTTACATAGTTATTACTTCGAGTTGCTTCTTTGGTCTCCATTTTCTTTTTAACAGGTTTGTACTCTCCATCCATGGTGTCTTCATATTTGAATTTTGAAGCTTTGCCCATACCAACTCCGCGAGTTCCTTGTTTCATTTTTGTATCGAACCCTTTGTCTTGGTTTGGTTTTTTACCATATTTGAATTTAGACGCACTTCCTGTTCCCTTAGTTTTATGAATTTTATTTTTAGATTCTCTCAATCCACCCATTTTCATTTTTGGTAAATCATCGAAATTTTCCATCTCGTCCATTGACATATGGTCCATTTCAAACATTTCTCGATCCAATCTTGAAATTCTTTTTGGAATTCTTTTGGGTTTTTCAAAATCATCCTCAAATTCAAAATCTAAAATTTTGTCTCCAAAGCTTTCGTCCATTTCTAAATTGTCCATTTCGTCTAACTCTTCATCCAATTCTAACTCATACACCACTCCGTCATTCAGATCATCCTCATCTAAGTTCATATCTTCATAAACTTCTGTAGATCCAGGAAAATCCATTTTATACATTTCTTCATTCATGTCTGAACTTTCATTAAGTTTTATGATGTATTCGTTTTCACCATCTTTGAAATAAACCTCATCGTCGTCTTTAACAACTTCAATTTGATCATTAGGTCCCATTTTTTTAAATATGTCAACAACCGCAGCATTGTCTAAATTTCTTGCGTCCATTACATCTTCATCTCCAGCGTCATCACTCATAGTTACATCATCCATTGTGTCGTCATTTGCTGGTGGAATCCCTGACATTTCGTCGTCATCTTCTTCTTCATCAGAATAAACTTCAACTTCATCAGAGTCATCCTCGGATCCATCTTGTCCTCCTTCAGGTGTGGTTACCTCTTCTTCATCCTCTACTTCAACCTCATCTTGTTCAAGAAGAGATTCCTTTACTAATGATTTGATTTCTTCCTTCATAGTAGAAGCAAGTATTCCTTGTGCATTTTTTTTAATTGATTCTTCCAAATTAGTAATTTGGATAAGTGCATCATTTATTTCTTTACTCATGTAAATATTTTTATATATAAATACACGGTTTTTAAAAAAAAACTTGAATCAATAAAAAAAAGGGAATTATTTGTAAACAATCCCCTTTTAAATAAATTAAAAAAATTTAAATTATTCTATTACTTCATCAATTTTACTTTCAACAATTGCAGTAATTCTCCAATCCATTGAGTAATTCTCGTAAACCTTAGTTACTTTTGCCTCAACATCAGTAGGTGAGTATCCTCTAACTAATTTTTCCTCTCTTATTTTTTTTACTTTACCAGTTTCGTTATCAACCATATCTGTGGTGATTTTTGATACAAAATATTTTTCGTTCATAATTCTTTTTTTGTAAAATATAAAATAAAAAAATTACTTTTCAAGAAAAGAGTTTAATTTATTCATTAAATCTTTTGTTTTATAAAATGAATCACTTGTAGTGTTAAGTGTTCTTGCATTTTTAACATTTTTTTCTTCCTCTAAATTTTCTTCAAAATTATTTTTATCTTCTTTGTTTAAAAATAAATAAGCTCCTGGCGTTGACGGGGATGAAACTAAGTCAAAACAAATTAATTCGAAATCTTCCTGAACTTCGTTTTGGTCTCCAACTTTTTTTAAGGACCCTACACCTCGAGACGAGATTCCTAAAGTTACTCCTTGTCTCAAATAATTTGCCGCTAAATCTCCTTTAGTCGAAACAACTCCTCTTTCGTGAAAACCAGGACTTGTTAACAACTTAAGTTTACCCATAAGAATTGGTCCGTCCCACCAAACATCAGTTATTATGTGAGATACTCTATCCAAATCAATCAAAGAAGATTCAGGGTGATTTAATTCAGAAAGCGATATTCCTTTTTCTATCATTTTTTTGTAATTATCCGCTTCTCTTTTAAGAATTTTTTCGGGATATATTCTTCCGTTTCTGTTTGGGGTGTTATATTTTTGTAATACCGCATAAAACTCAAATGGTTTTGAGTGGTCCATCATGTTTTTTGATTCTTTTAAAACTGCGAAATTTCTAGTTTCATTGGGATTAACATAACCCGCGTCGTATTCTATTAAAATACCTTTACCCGTTTCATTTGGAGATAAAATTTTGAAATCATTCATATTTTTTTATTTATAAATATTAAACAATTTCTGTTTTTGGTTTTTTTGTAATCGTATTTCCGTTTTTGGTTAAAAAACATTTGAAATATTCATTTTTAAAAAGAACGTCGTCATAAATATTTTTTGATAAATTTTTAATTGTTTTTTTTAATTTTGGTGATTTAAAATCTATCTCTTGATTTAAATACATATTAATTTCTAAATTCATAAATGATTTTTTTTTGGGTTGTAGACCGCTTGTTCTAAGATCTAAATCAACAATATAAATTGTTTGAAATAAACTTTTGTCAAGATATTGTAGTATTGAGTGTTTAAAAGATCTCCTCAAGTTTGAAACAATTCTAACCCAATTTTCATGGTCTTTTTTGGGTTCAACCCATGTTTGTAAGTTCAAATAAATTGACTTTAGATTTTTACAATCAACAGTACCGAAACTTACTTTCATGTTTCTAAAACCACCTATCTTTACAGATTTTCCTTTTTTCATAAATTTTTTTCATATTCTTTGGTTTATGTGTTGAGTAAAATATAATGAAACCATATATTTATATCAACAAAAAAAAAATTATGTTAATTGTCCAAGTAAACAATAAAAATATTGAAAGGTCTTTGAAACAACTCAAAAATAAGGTTATCAAAACGAGAATGATGACAGAACTTTCGTCAAGAAAAGAGTTTGAAAAAAAATCTGTAAAAAAAAGACAAGAAAGAAAAAAAGCCAGTTATATACAAAAAGTAAAAACTATAAATTCTCATTAAGTGTTTTAAGTTTTACGAAATTCATTTTTGAATATTCGTCAGATTCTACTTTTTGTATTGTCTCTTGAATTGTTTTTTTTACTTCTGAGTCAGATTCATCCTTGAGAATTTTATTTAATTTTTTAATAGACATTTCTTTGAGTATATCAAATTGATTTTTCAAAGTCGACTCATCCGTATTAATTATTTTCTTAACTTCATTTATTTCAGATTCTGATAAATTACTCAAAACAGAGTTTATTTCAGAATTTGTTTCTTTAATCAAACTTTTTAATGAACCACTTTTTGACTCATATAAGTTTTGATTAGAAATTTTCAAATTTTCTAAGATTGTTTTCTTTGCTGAAATTTTTTCCACCAAATTGGTTACATTATTTGAAAAAAGTTTGTCTAAATTTTCATAATTGTTTTGTGTTGATATATGCCCCACCCACAAATTTATTTCGTTGATTGAATTTGGAGAAATTTTATTAATTGTATTTTCATAAATTACAATTGATTTATCAATTAATTCATTTGCTAAAGATTCGTTCAAACCTAAATTGGAAGAAAGTTCATCATATAGGTAAAACAATTTTGACATGTTTTTATTTTTCAAAATCAACTCCTCAAAAACAAAAATATCTTTTTTTAAAGTTTTATCGACGTATGATTCGAACAACACTTGTTCAATCTTAGATTTTAAAATTCCAAATTTCATAGTTTTTTATTTATAAATATACTAATGGTTGAGTATTTTAAAAAGTTCATCCTCAATATCTCCTAAAGAATTTGATGCCTTTGACAAATCCAAGTATTGTTCATTTAAAAAACCATCGTTTTCTAAAAGAATATTTAGATTATTTTTCTTTTCATTTTCAGGTAATGTTGGGGGTCCCCCACCTTCAGGTCCACCCGGCGGTGGAGGTGGAGGAGGTCCTCCTCCTGGAGGTGGCGGTGGTCCGCTAGGCCCTCCACTGGGTGCACCTGCGGCTCCCGCAGTTTGAGTTGATCCTGATTTTGTTTTATAAAGTTCGTCTACTTTGTCAAATAAACCTGTGTGAGTTATAATTGTGGCCGTATTTGTTAATTCAGCGGCAACTGCTCTTTCTAATCTTTGTTGTTGTATATCCAATTTTATTTCTTCATCAGAGAATTGGAATATATGTTTTTTGGCCCAAGTCGCTGAAGTTGGCGCTAAACTATTTTGAATTTCGGTAACTAATTCTTTATATAGAGCAACCCTTTCTTTCCAAACTTCTATCATCAATAGATCTGCTTGTTTGGATGGGTTTGTTAATCCTAAAACAAAGTTGTTTAACTCGTCATCGAACCCCAATAAAAATAAATGAATAATTGCAATTTTATTTAATTCCGCAATTACTGACTTTTGAATTTTATTGATTGTTCTTGCAAATCTGATATCAAGTAATGACAAATTTTTACCATCACCAACAGGTTCTTCAAATCCTAAATATGCTTTAGGTATTCTTAATGCAGTTAAAAGTTTCTTTTGGATATATTCAATATCGGCAATTTCTGAAAGGTTTGCGGCACCTTGTAATGTCTCAATTGGCATTGTTTGAGCGGTATCTCTAACAGGAATGAAGTAATCTTGGTCTACCGCCATTTGATTAAATCTTAAATCGACATTTCCTGTTTTACTATCAACAACTTGATCCCTTTTGAATTTGTTTGCAACTCTTTGTACGTATGCTTCAACATCTTTATCATCCATGTTACCAACATAAACCTTGAAAACTCTTCTTTCAGGTGCTCTTGATGTTCTATAAATTAACATAGCGTCTTCTGCCAAAACAAGTTGTTTCCAAATACGACGAGCTTTTTCTAACATAGAAGTTCCATATGGTAACTTTCTGTCATCACCCAACAATCTAAAGTGAGCCACTTCCCAAGTTTGGAATTCCAAATCTTTGTTTTTCCATGTAAATCTTAAACTTTTTTCTTTTGGATCTGCAGTTGAATTTACACTTCTTGTCTCCATACCTCTTTCTAATCTTTCGATTTCAATGTTCGGTAACTGCATACAACCCACTACTCCTTTCTCGGGGTCCAATTTCAAATAAATGAAATTATCACCGTATTTACACATGTTTCTTACCCACATTTGTAAGTTAGTATTCAAATCTAAATTGTTATTGAATAAATCACTTAATATGTTTTTGATTCTTTTTGATTCAGAATATACTTGAATTATAAATCCATCTTGGTTTGGGGTTGTTGATTCTTCTGCGTAAATATCCAATGCCGTTGAGATTTCAGGAGTGTATTCCATCGACTCATAATCATAAAATGCCGAAATTCTATTCGGTTCATAATAGACGGCTTGAGCATAAAGATTATTTTCAATTTTTTTCCAAGTATCATTTAGATATAAAGTTTGTTGAGCTTGTAACTTTTGATTTTCGTAATCACTCTTATTAGTAGTTTTTAATAATTCCTTTTTATCAAAAGAATAAGTTGGTGCGTCCATCCCCAACGTGGAGTCAGGACCAAAAGTTTTGGACAACCTTTGCCAAACTGTCAGTTTTTTGTTATTTTCCATAGTATAATTTTAACTATAATTGTTGAATTATAAATATTAAGGTTTATCTTGGTTTACCAAATAACCAACCATATTTTATATAATCATCTTTTACAGGTCCTATATTTTTATTAAATCTTTCATTTGGTACGTTAGTGTTAGGTAACATAGGATCAAAATAAATTTGTTTACCAACACTTTCATTAGATACTATTGCCCACGATTCAATCATTACTTTAGTTTGCTCAACAGCTTTTTCTAATTTAGAAAAAGAAGATTCCCCAACATAAAGAGCCATAGAAATACCCATGATCAAATCATCATGTTGACCTTTTTGATGGTCAGGTCTTCCATTCAAATAAATGAATGTATTCATTTCATTATAAAGTCGAACACTTTTGATTGCAAATTTGTGACGTACAGCTTCTTCAAACGATGCAATAATTTGAACTCTTTTATTGTTAAAATTGATTCCCGGTATTTTTTCAGTTGTACTTTTGTTTACCGCCCAAATATTCATCAAATCTATTCCATCAACATATAAATTTTTGTAACCAAGTTCTTGTAATTTTCTAACTGTTGTAATACCCATACCACCAGTGATATCAACTACAATAAATGATGAATACATAATTCCCCATTTGTATGCAATTTCTGCTAAAGTGTCAGGAGGAATTTTACCTACATATTCTAAAACTTGTTCTCTAGAATCAAAATCAATTATTTGAATTGATGAAAAATCTTCACTATCTCCTCTTGAGACATCGACCCCCATAATATACTTATGACCCTCTACAGGTTCCTTCCAAATCCATAAAGAATTACCCATTAATTTTGTTGTCGGATCTTGTAAAAATTTAGTTTTAATGTCTTCCAAAATTTTATTGTCAAATACATTATCACCAGATCCTAAAAATTCACAATTTAACTCTTGGTTAATTTTTCGTTTATCGTACTTAAGTTTTTTGACCATTTTTTCGTACCAAGTTGAGCATGGTTTGTATCCTTTGTCAAAAAAATGTTGTAACTCAACGTAATCCCTTTCGTATGGATCAACATGAGCAAAAGAAATATTTTTTGAGTCGTCGTATTCTTCTCTGTTGAGTAAATAATGAATAAGATCATCAGTAGGTACTAAAAAAAGATCTTTAGCATATCTCGGATCTCTATACCAATACATTTCAGAAATCTTAAAGTTATTCATTCCTTTCAAGGACTGATCATAAATTTCATAATAAATTGGGTCATATCCGTTTGGAGTAGACACTACTATCACCTTACCACCCGTAGACAATGACGCCATACAAGCAGCCCAAAAATCATTATCCGCCTCAATAAATGCCGCCTCGTCAAAAACAAGAATTGTGGGTGTAAATCCACGTAATGCATCTTTAGAAGTTGCAACCGCCTTTACTTCAGACCCATTATTTAATTTATAATGTCTTTGTGAATTTTTTTCAGGTGCAAATCCGGCTCCAACCCAAGAAGGCCATTGATCTATAAATGCCCGTATTTTATTTGCCATTTCTTGAGAAGTGTCAAGTTTGTTTGCAATTATAAGAATTTTTTCTGGTTGTGTTTTTTTTGCAAAAACCAATCTCTTTGATATCCATGCTGCAGTTACAGTAGATACACCCGCTTGTCGGTATTTCAAAGCAATATTTTCTTCGAAATTTTCATAATCACCCAATAATGACACTTGATCAGGAAAAAGTTCTAAAGGAACAAATTTGGAAACCGTATTATCATATGTTTGTAAATAAGTTTTTAATGCATAAGGAGTGTCTTGAAGACACTTCACATATTCGATCATCACTTGTTCTTTAGTCATACCCATATACTATAAATATAAAACCCCCAATTATTTTGTAAAAGGGGGTTTTAATTGTTTTTTAATTTTATAAATTATATATTTGAATAGTCATCGTCATAATCCTCGTCGTAATCATCTTCATTTTCGTCTTTTTTTGACTCATATTTCTTATAATCAATTTTTGCCTGAGACAAAATCTCTTCAAATCTTTTTCTAACTTTCTTTTGGTCTTTTGGATCTTCAGAAATTACATTGGATATTATTTCTCTCAAAAATTCTTGAGATGGAACTCTATATAAAATTCTTTTAAAGTATGGTAAATATACTCTTGATTCAGGGTCTAATAAAAGTTCATCAGGAAGTAAAAATCTTAATTTTTTAAGTAATTCTGTACCAACTCTAAAATTCATAGGTTCATTTGCCATAGTATCTGTTTGTGAAATGACTCTATTTGCCAATTCAGGGTCCATACCTGTCCACTGACCTCTTGCTGGAATTGCGTCAAAAACTTTACCTAACTCATGAAGTAATATTGGAAAAATTAATCCGTTTGCAAACCATGTGGGTCTTTTTACTTCACCCTCACCGTTGCACATTTGACAATCATCTCCATCCTCATCAGCACCTTCTCCACCACATAAATTACATGTTTGTTCTTCGTCTTCATCTTTACCCATAGATCCAGCGGCATTACCACCCAACATTTCAATTAATTGTTGATCTGTAAAGTACATAAGATCGTTAGCCCCCATAATTTTGTTATATAATGGATACAATCTTGGGTCTATCTGATCTAATCGATTTTTATACAATTGGAATGCGTACTGCATTTTTTTTCCAGTACCCTGTATAAGTGCATTAATTACATTTCTTTTTTCAACCTCCAACTGAAACTCTTCTTCGGGTGTGAGTTCATCAACATCAAATGAAAAATTAGGTGGTATAGGTAGTTTGTCTAATTTTGGTGGTTTCATTTGAAAAATTTTTGGGTCAATTTTCTTTTCACCAAGATAAGTAATTAGGTTAATAAATTTCATTTCATATACTACCCCCCCGTCCGTTTTTTTTCTTTTTCTTAACACACCATTGTCCATTAAATCTTGTAGGGTAATATTTGGGTTCATCCACCCTTCTTCTTTGGCGGCAATCTCAAACGCTAAGTCCCTCAATCTTTCTCTGTGAGACGGCTCGATTGACATAACTTCTCTAACCGCCATCATTTGTTGCATTTGTATCTCACTTTTAACAGTGGGATTTGTCAAATTTCTTCTTTCTCCAAAATAATCTTTAACATAATCTACAATTTCTTTAAATCTAGATCCCGCTAATCTTTCAACATCCCGAGATCCACCTCTAAAAGCCCTATTTTTTGCATAAATTCCCTCGGGATCTTCTATTTTCTGTTGGACTATTGGATCCATTCTTTCTTCATAATCTCCGTAGTCAACCGCGTCTTCATTGATTATTTTTTTGATTATTCTTTTTAACAAACTATTATTCATTTTTCATATTTAAAGCTTTGTTTATTAGGGATAAAAATTCGTTTTTTGTTTTTTCATCTGAAGCTTTTGGTTTTTCTTCTACATCAGGATTTGGGTCATCGAATGGATTGTCTCCAGGTTTTGTTTTTGGTTTTGTACGTGGTTTTGTTTTTGTTCTTTCTTTTTCTTTAGTGTTAGCTTTTGGTTTTTCTTCTACACCAGGATTTGGGTCATCAAATGGATTATCATTAGGTCTTGTTTTTGGTTTGGTACCTGGTTTTGTTTTTGTTCTTTCTTTTTCTTTAGTATTTTCTTCCATCTCACTACCCAATGATTTTTTCATTTCCATGCCTGAGTTTTTACTAAAAAGATTGTTTTTGATTGGCGATTTTAACATCATGGATTCTTTTTTTTCCATTAATGTATTAACAAATTGAGTTTTTGTCATAGAAGGGTTTATATGATTTTCTAAAATTCTAAGAAGTTCTTTTTCCATTTCTAATTCATAACTTTCATTTGTATTTTTAGAAACTTTTTTTTCGGGATTTAATTTCTTTGGCATTTTTTTATACTCTTTTTTTGTTGTTGAATCGGCAAATTCTTTGGCCATTTTACACCATTTACAATTTTCATTACTGCATTTTTTACATCTTGCAAAAAATAACCCTTGTTGAGCTTTTGATTTAAATTTTTCTGTAATTTCTCCTTCTGTTGTTGGTATACCATCATTATCACCATCTTCGTTTGGGTTATACCCCGTTGCATAATCTATACCCATATCCTCCGTGACTTCACCTTCTTTGGTCATTACAGTAACTTCTCCTGTTGCTTGGTCATACTTAACATTACCGTCTTTAACATCAACACCGGTTGCAGCCAAATCAGTTAAGGTTCCTTTCAAAACAGTTTGTGAAGGTATTGTTGATTTTTGAAATGCTTCTTTTTCCTCTTCTTTTTTCATTCTCTCAATTAAAAAATTAATTTGTTGGTTGTTCAATTGAGAGATTGTACCAAAATGATATCCGTGTTCTAAAAGTTTTGCAATGTTTGATTTAGTTTTCATATACTACTTTTTTTTCAAATTCTAAAACTATGTCTCTTTCATATAGTTTATCTTTGATTAATTTTTCACTTTCACCAAAAGAAAAAACTAACCGTTTTTTATTATCAAAATCTTGTTCTTCATCATTTTCCCATCCCAAACATATGACCCCTTGCATTGAATCCAAAACTGAGAAAATATCCGAATTTTGAATCAAGGATAATTTCATTTCTGAAGTTGTCAAAACCCCAACTTTTTTTACATTTTCCAATTCGGGAGGTTCGGGATATCCATTTGCAGGTTTTGAATCCCAATTTTCCCCCCAAACGTCCAAAACGTCAGAAAATATAAATTCATAAATGTTTTCCCCCCTATAATTTGGGCCTAATTCATTTATGTAAATTAAATAATTCACTATAAAAATTTACCGTTAGGTGTTATTTTATACTGGTCATTACCTAATTTTATTACCATATTTTTTTTGTTGGTCGTTCCCAATACTTCTGCTTGTGGATATGATTTTATAAATTCCAAAGCTTTTCTCATTTGTGAAGTGCTTTCAGACAACCTTTCAACTTCTAATTTATTAACCTTGTAATTTTCTCTGATTATTTTTTTTCTTTCAAACCTTTTTTCTTCATTCATTATTTTCTCGTTTTCAGGGTTAAAATAACTAGAAATTATTGCGTCCACTAAAGATTCTCCAAACATTTCATTTTCTGTATTATCTAAACCTCCTCCAATTCGTTTTCTAAATCTATTTCTGTAACTGTATTCTGTCATTTCACCTTCAGGTTCTTTCATGTCTTCATCTTCTACAGGTCCCTCATCTTCTATATTACCTTCTTGATCAGGTAAATCTTCTTCATCACCTTCTTCTTCATTTTCAAATTTTGTCATGATTTCCTCGACATCATCTTCATCTAATAATGTTAAATCCAATGCCGAAAGAATAGAATTAATAATATATTTAACATTTTCTGCAGTCATTTCCTCATCCTTAGGAAATTTACGTATTTTTTGTGTCAACTTACCTACTAATTTCTGAATCATTCTGAATGGGTCCTTCCCATCTGTTTCTTCATCATCTGTAGGTTCTTCTATATCATCATTTTCTTCATCGTCCATTGGAACGTCGTCCATAGGTTCTTCTGAATCTGAAGATCCTCCAGTATTTTCTGTACCCATAGATCCCCCCATAGGTGAATCTCCTGTTGGGCTCGGAGGAGGAGTCGATGATGCGTCAGCACTTGGTGCTGGAGATGGCATTGGTTCTGATGGTGCTGGTGCAGGTGTGGTTTGTGATGGCGGAGGTAAAGTAGGTGCTGCGGGAGGGGTTTCTAAATCCGCTTTAGGTTTAGGAACTTTCAATTTAAATGACTTTGCCTCACCAAATAACTCAAGTCCGTTTGAATTACCGTAAAGTTCATTCATTTCTTTTGACATTAAATTTATTTTTTTCAAAGCCTGTGAATATGAATTGAAATATCTACGATTTTTCATTGGTTCGATATAGTCAGAAACATTTTCTGTGATATTTTTTTTAATTATATATCCTTGTTTTTCTCTAACAATTTCGTAAGAATTTCCATCAGCCAATTTTAATCTGTATTCTGTCGATGTATTATCGTCTGACTTTACTGAAGTTGCAAATTTGTAGTTAGCAATTTCCATAATTCGTTGTAACTTTTCGTTTCCGTGAAGTTTTTCGCTTCCTATAGGTTTTAATCCTCCCATTTTTTTATTTTTAAATAAATTATTTTTATTCTATAAATATATCTATTTGTTAGAATATTTTTAAAATATGTGTTTATTGTGTCATAGACAATTTTTTGTCTATGAGTTCTGTTGGTAATTCAAATAGTTTTTCTATATATCCGTTTCTTCTAAGTAGTTTGAAAACTAAATTTTCTGTGGACATTTCGCCACCTTTCTGTAATCCACAGTTCCTAAACTTTTTTAATTTTTCTTTATATTTTTTAATGATTTTTTTAATAGTTTCAGGATCCTCGTCTTTTATGTTTTCAACAACACCATCTATAATTCTCATCCATTGTTTTGATTTTTCTTTAATTAAAGAGATGTCCAATTTTTCATTTTTTTCTTTTTTGGGGACATTTATCCATTCATCATTTATTACCGAATAAATGCCGCTACTGAATGTGGTTTCTTTCTCATCCTGAACAAAACACTCAACATCAAAACCAAATAAAGTTATGTTGTGTCTCATGTTAAAAATAATTTTTTTTAGATCAAAAAATTCTATAAATAATTCTTTTGATTTTTTATCAAACTGAGAATAATCGACGACTAAATGTAAATCAACGTCTGAATATTCCGACCAATTATAATTAGTTAAAGATCCTATCATGATAATATCAGAAACGATTACATCAATATTCAAAAAATCAAAAAACATTTCAGCAATTGTGAGTAATCTTTCTCTAACTTCAGGCCTCATTTTATATTCCTGACCATTTGTATCGCCCATATACTCTTCTTTTGGTAGAAACCAAATTTTAGGGTTGAGGTCTTCTTGGCTTTCAAAACTCTTTAAAACTTTTTCAGTACTCATAATAATAAATACTTAAATAATTAAAGTTTCTTGTATTTATAACTTTTTGAAATGTTTTTATTAAAAAAGTTACCTTGAGATTCTGATAATCTAAATTGGGTATATTTTTCGTGAGGAACATTTTCATATTCGTATCTTGTTCCGTTTTTAAACTCCGCAATCATTTTTTTCGATAGAGTATCATATTCTGTTCTTACTAAGTTAGACGATTCTATTTCATTTAGAATTTTGGTACCTAAAATTTCTTCTCTTGTAATTGACATATTTTTTTATTTTAATAATAAATATTGTAAAAAAAAAATCCACCAAGTGGTGGATTTTTCAAAATAACTTAAGTGTATTTTATTTTACTTCTTCAAAATCAACATTTGAGAAATCTTCATCACTCACTTCTTGATTCATAGTTGATTCGTATAGTTTTTGACTGATCTCTTGGAATTTGGCATTAACTTCATCAATACTTTTTTTGACTTCTGAGATGTCTCTTTTTTGGTAGTTAGATTTTAAATTTTCTACTTTTGACACAATGTCTGATTTTTCAGAATCGCTTATTTTTCCTTCTAAATCTACCAAACTTTTTTCGACTTGGAAAATTAAAGAATCTGCAGAATTTAAAGTGTCGGCATCCTCCCTCAATTTTTTATCGGTTTCTGCATTCATTTCAGCTTCTTGTCTCATTCTCTCAACTTCTTCTTTTGATAAACCTGAAGAAGATTCAATTCTTATTGATTGTTGTTTATTTGTAGCTTTATCAACCGCAGACACATTTATTATTCCATTTGCATCAATATCAAAAATTACCTCAATTTGAGGAACTCCTCTTCGAGCGGGAGGTAAACCTTCCAAATGAAATCTACCAATAGTTCTATTGTCTTTTGACATTGGTCTTTCACCCTGTAAGACATGAATCTCTACTGATGGTTGGTTATCAGACGCTGTAGAAAATGTTTCTGATTTTTTTGTTGGTATTGTTGTGTTTGCGTCTATAAGTTTAGTGAATACACCACCCATAGTTTCAATACCCAATGAAAGTGGTGTTACATCTAATAATAAAACATCAGTCACATCACCAGCTAAAACACCACCTTGTATTGCGGCACCCAAAGCAACAACCTCATCAGGGTTTACACCTTTTGATGGTTCTTTACCGAAGAACTTTTTAACAGCTTCTTGAATAGAGGGGATGCGTGTAGATCCACCAACTAAAATAATTTCATCGATATCACTTGGTTTTAATCCTGCATTTTTAAGTGCCGATTCACATGGTTTAATTGTCCTATCAACCAAAGATTGTGTCAACTGATCAAATTTAGATTTAGTAATTGTCATTACAAGGTGTTTAGGGCCTGTGGCATCCGCAGTCACATAAGGTAAGTTAATTTCTGTTTGAGGTGAAGATGACAACTCAATTTTAGCCTTTTCTGCCGCTTCACGTAATCTCTGAAGTGCCATTGGGTCTTTAGATATATCCATACCATTTTCTCTTTTGAACTCCGATATTAAGTAGTCGATCAAAGCTTGGTCAAAATCATCACCCCCTAAATGAGTATCTCCATCGGTAGATAAAACTTCAAATACACCATCACCAAGTTCTAAGACAGAAACATCATGAGTACCACCACCACAGTCAAACACAACAATTTTCATATCTTTTGACATTTTATCTAAACCATATGCCAATGCCGCGGCAGTTGGTTCATTGATAATTCTTTTAACTGATAGACCAGCAATTTCACCCGCCTCTTTAGTTGCCTGTCTTTGGGCGTCGTTGAAGTAAGCAGGTACTGTGATCACCGCTTCAGTAACTGACTGACCTAAATAGTCCTCAGCCGTTTGTTTCATTTTTTGGAGAATTGCCGCAGAAATTTCTTGTGGAGAGTATGTTCTTTCATCAATTTTCACTCTTGGTGAATTTTTTTCTTTGACTACTTTATAAGGGACTTTTCCCGTTTCATTTTTAATTTCATCGAATGAACTACCCATAAATCTTTTGATCGAATATACAGTTTTATCTGGATTGGTTACCGCTTGTCTTTTTGCGGGATCGCCAATTTTTCTTTCACCATCTTTTATAAAACCAACTATAGAAGGTGTAGTTCTTTTACCTTCACTGTTAGCAATTACCACAGGTTCCTTACCTTCCATTACCGCAACACACGAGTTAGTAGTTCCTAAATCAATTCCAATTATTTTTCCCATTTTTGTTTTTTATTTTTGTTTAGTTTATTATTAATTTTTGATTATTTTGAATCATAGTTTTGTTATCTATTCTATTAAAAACTATTAATTCGATTTAATTTAACATATTTAATTAATTTAATAAAGTTTATTTTGTGCCAAATTACCCGAAAAATATGCCAAATGAAAAATACTGACATTTTGTCAGTTTGTAAACTTTAAGTTTTGACATAATGTCAATTATGGACTTTTTTGAAATCTTTTTTTACCATTAATAAAAAAAACAAATGATAGAATCCTTAGACGATAGCGAAAAAAATAAAAAGAAAACTGACAGTGGAACACCTGTCTTAGACAATTTTAGTAAAGATTTAAATAAACTTGCAGAACAAGGTAAATTGGATTCTGTAATTGGAAGAAAAAAAGAAATTTATAGGATAGCTCAAATTTTATCTAGAAGAAAAAAAAACAACCCTATAATAATTGGTGAGCCAGGTGCCGGTAAAACGGCTATTGTTGAGGGTTTAGCAATAATGATTAACAATGGTGATTGTCCAAAAAATTTATTAGATAAAAGGATTGTTTCTTTAGATATCAATTCTTTGGTTGCAGGTACTAAATACAGAGGTCAGTTTGAAGAGCGTATGAAAGTAATAATTGAGGAGATTACCGCATCCCCTAACATTATTATTTTTATAGATGAAATTCATAACATGGTAGGGGCGGGAAATACTTCAGGTTCATTGGACGCTTCAAACATTTTCAAACCAGCACTTTCAAGAGGAGAGATACAATGTATTGGGGCAACAACCTTGGATGAATATAGAAAGAGTTTTGAAAAAGACGGGGCTTTAGAAAGGAGGTTTCAAAAAATTATTGTAGATCCTTCATCAAAAGAAGAAACTTTAGAAATATTGAAACAAAGTAAAGAAAAATATGAAAACCATCACAAGGTTTTTTACGATGAAAACACTTTAAAATTGTTTGTGGAGTTAGCAGACAGGTATATAACTGACAGAGAATTTCCTGATAAAGCATTTGATATCTTAGATGAGGTTGGGTCAAGAATGCAAATTGACATTAAATTACCTGAAGTAATTGAGAATTTGAAACTTGAGGCCCAAGAAATTAAAAAAGAAAAAATGGAAGTTATTAAAAGACAAAATTATGAACAAGCCGCAGAACTCAGAGACCGCGAGCGTGGGGTTTTGTCAAAATTGGAAGATGAAAAGAAAAAGTTTGAGGAATTCCTAAAAACAAGTAAACGAGAAATTCCTGAAGAATTAGTATATGAAGTGGTATCAAATATGACAAAGATACCTGTCTCAAAGATAAACTTAGACGAAAAAAATTCTTTAATTAACTTATCAGATAACTTGAATAATAAAGTAATTGGACAAGAAAATGCGGTTTTAAAAATTGCAAAAGCAATTAGAAGAAATCGTATAGGAATTAAAGACCCAAACAAACCAATTGGATCTTTTATATTTTTGGGTTCGACTGGTGTTGGAAAAACCTTTTTGGCAAAACAGTTGGCAAAAGAAATATTTGGTAGTGAGGATAGTTTGATTAGAGTTGATATGAGTGAATACCAAGAAAAACACACAATTTCTCGATTAATCGGATCTCCTCCAGGTTATGTTGGTCATGACGAAGGAGGTCAATTAACAGAACAAGTAAAAAATAAACCATATTCCGTTGTGTTATTTGATGAGATTGAAAAGGCAAATAAAGATATCTTTTCAACGCTACTTCAAATGTTGGATGATGGTCATATAACTGACTCATTGGGGAGAAAAATTAATTTTAAAAATTGTTTGATAATTATGACTTCTAATATTGGGGTTAAAAAATTACAGGATTTTGGGACTGGCGTTGGTTTTAAAAGTAATTCAAGTGATGCCGTTAAAGAGGAATACAGACGAGATGTTTTGAAAAAAGAGCTGAATAAGTTTTTTGCTCCTGAATTCTTGAACCGTATTGATGACGTTGTGTTTTTTAACAGTTTACAAAAAGAACACATTGATAAAATTACTAAATTAGAAATTGACATTCTACTTCAAAGAGTTAAACAAAAAAATTATAATTTTACTTATGATGACTCAGTTGTTAATTTGATTTCTAAAGTTGGCTTTGATGAAACTTTTGGAGCCAGACCAATTAAAAGAGCGATCCAAGATAAAATTGAAGATTTAATTTCTGAGAAAATTTTAACTGATGAGGTTATCGAAAATGTTGGTTATAATTTATACGTTGAAGAAGATCAAATCAAGATCAAAGAAAAAAAAGAAAAAAAAAGAAAAAAAGGGGTTTAAAACCCCTTTTTTAATACTTTTTATATCCCAACTGATTGATTAATTTTTTTCCCAATTCTATTCCGTTAAAAGTGTCTTCAACAACAACATACTCGTTTTTTGTGTGATATTGATAATAACCAATAGAAACATTATAACAAGATAAATTGAAATTTTTTCTCAAAGGAAAAATGTCTGTGTACGGGTGTTTTTGATACTTCAAATCTTTTGGAAAACTTTCTGTTATAAGTTTAGAACCCACTTCGAAAAACTCTGAATCTCTGGTGAACATTGGCAACCCCATCAGATACTCTGAAATCATGTTGTTTTCGGGACAATCGAATTGAATGCAATAACCGACATTCGAGAAAAATTTATGGTCCGCTTGAAACGACCCAATACAACCTACTTCTTCAGATACAAAAAATGCGGCCTTTAAATTTGGTAATTCCTTGAGTAATTCCAAACAAGCAAAAACCCCACATTTATCGTCACCCCCAATACCTGTTGGGTTACCATCGTTATTATATGCTTTAAGGGCTAATTTTAGTTCACCCTGAGCATTTGGTAAAGTTTCCTCCACAACGTTTATTGTATCAATTTCGTGAACTGTATCTGTGTGACTTATGACACAAGGAAAATAAGAAACAGATTCATCAGTTTTTTTTGTTGCATAAACATTATACATGTCATCAACAAAAAAAGGAATTTTATTTTCAGTTAACCAATCAACAATAAATTGTACTAAAATTTCTTCTTTATAAGTTTTAGAAGGGATTGATAATACTTCTTTTAAAAAATTTAGATTTCTTTCCATATTAACAAAGATAATAAACTTTTACTAATTTACAAAAGTTTTCTCAATGTTTTTTTTATACTCTCGAATAATTCAGGTTGATTTAGAATTAAATATAATTCTTCTAAATTTTTAACACTTCTTCTTTCACTTGATAGTCCATTATTTTTAAGAACTCTAAGAACTAATCTTGGGTTTTCATCATTTATCATTTTATCAAAAATAACATTTCGGTTTGGAACTGAAGTTTGTATAGTTCTTCCAAACCCACCATGACCTAAGACATAATTTAATAAATCATCATATTCAGGTGATACGTTTTCTGTTAGATCTTCCAAAATCTTTTCAAGGTTTTCTTTAATTTCAGAATTTACACCATCATGATTATAATCACCACACCAAACATTATATTCTAATTCTGACCAATTACCTACGTCAAAGTTTGACATAAATTTTTCCACCAAAGATACCATCAAACCATATATACCAAAGTCATAATCACCAACAGTTTTATATAATCTGAACAAGTGACCCAAAGTTGTTTTAAATTTATAACCATGATAGACCTCAATAATTCCAAAATTTCTGAATGGATTTTTTGTTTCCGATTCCATAATTCGTCGAACTTCTCTATGAATACATTCGGTGGATTCTCTTGCATACGATTCAATAATATTATCAACTTCCCTACTATATTTCATTTCTAAAAATTGATACACATTTTGATCGGTTTGGATGTATTTTTTAATTTTGTCAAAAATTCTTTTATTCTCATCATTTGACCCATCAATTATATAACCTTCTCGAAAATCTTCTTCATATCTATAATAATCAATATCATAATAAGAATAATTATCCATAAATCTTGAATAATACCATTGATCTTCTTCATCAGTAACACCCAAAATATTTAAAAACTCGGTATTATCAAAAACCAAATAGACCTCAGATTGGAGTACATTTTTCCCTTTTTTTCTTATATAATCAATATTGGGATCAGGGTTATTGATGAGTGAAAAATGTGCATCATTTTTATAAAAATCCTTAAGATATTCAAAAGTTTCACTTGGCATATCAAATAAATATTTTTATATTTGTATTTATATTAAGTTCTTTGAAAATAGTCATTTAAGATATATGGGCCTATATTGGATTTGACGGGCGTTGGTTGGATTAAAGGAGCATGTCGGGTCTGAATTAAACTCGTTAAAAACTGATTCGAACAACAATTGGCAATGTGCTAAACAAAATGGAAACTCTTGGTTTACTAAGAGGTTCTGAAGTTACTGTAGCCTAATAGGTTTACGGAAACGGAGGGTCGATCAGACAGATACCTAGTAACAGAAGTCGTAGATGAGTTGGTTTTCACTCTAAAAGAAAACAACGGTCTCGTTCAGAGGGCTACCGTAACAAAAGTGAACTCGACACAGTTTTTGGTAACAATGTCAAAATAGGAACCAAATATTTTGGAAGATATGAAAAATCTTAACCTAAACATGTAGTTGTCTTTTTGACAAAACGATCCGGACGAGGGAGTCGGAGCCCTCTAGGTCCACCAATTGATCCCATCATTTAATTATGGTGGGATTTTTTTATGCGTTAAATTTATTTAGTGTTTAGTTGTGATTTTTTTTTAAGCACAAAAAAAGGGACTAATTGTCCCTAATATTTTACCGGTGGCT